ATGAGCTTATTGCCTCGGGAAAACGCACCCCAAAAAAGATATAGACTTCTGAGAATATCAGAAGTGATTAATTTGACTGGCTTACCCAAGTCAACAATTTATCTAAAGATAAAGAATGATGAATTTCCGAACCAAGTTTCTATCGGTTCTCGTTCTGTTGCATGGGTGGAGCATGAAGTTAATGAATGGATAGAGAAGAATATTCTCAATAGAAAATTAAACTCCTAAATTGAGGTGGCAAATATATGGTTGACAATGTTTTTAAGAAGAAATTGGCATCAATTAAGAACGAACATGTGTCGGTGTTAGATAGTTACAAAGTAAGATCATTTAAAGAGACTCATAGCGACACGGCCTGTATTGTGCGTATTATTGAAATATATTCACTGAATAAGCTGCGAGCTAAAGGTGAAAAGCTGTATTCACTTACGGGGTTAACAGTACCTGATACGGAAACTGTGGCGAATGAGATCAACCTGCTCCTGAGCCGTTATGCCCAGTTGTGTCGTCAGGAAGAGGAAGAGTTATCTTTCCGGCAGCGTGAAGTGACAAATGCGGAAGTTGCATGGAAAAGCACATTCTCAAAAAACGGCGTCAGTAGCATTGCTGAAGCCAAAACGAATAAAATGGGGCATGCTGAACGAGCGGATGCTGAACGGTATTACCATCTGGCTGTTTCCCGGTTGAATGAACAACATAGTCGATTGAGCACGATCAAGCTTTTGCCGGGAGTACTGGCCGATGAAGGAAACTACATTGGGAAGGGAATCGATAAGCGTTTACTGAATATATTTCCTCAATCCGGCCAGATCCCTGCTGATTTTATTTCTGTATTTAATGACAGTGACGTTGTCCGTGATATTAAATTTATTACTGATGCACTCAAGTCTTTATCTGATTCCGTGAGTGAAATTATTAGTCGTTGTAGCGTTCCAACTGATCGTTATGTATTAAATAACGGTGGAATGGCAAGAGCTATGGCTTACAGGGAGTACTATCGAGCAGATAATTATGTATTACGTTCAGTCGTAAGTGACCGGGATTATGTTGAGCATGTAATGAAATACAATCTGGTTACTGAGTACAAAAATAAAATCTTTTCTTAAATACTTAAAAAGGTGAAAAACTATGTATGCCTTCAAAACTGAAAGGCCGGACGCAGCACGTCGTTATCATAATAAATTCGTCACTGGCACTAACTATCAGGAAGAATCAAACAGACGCTTTGCATTAAGCGAACCTACTGAAAATATACTGCGTACCTCAATTCTGGAATCCGGGTGGCTTATTAAAAATATTACCCTACGTGATGTTAACGCCGTGTCAGGTAATGCCGTCAATATTGGTGCCAGTGAACTGTATACCGGACGTGTGGATGGTGGCCGTTTCCACAAAAAAATGGCAATCAATGGTACGGAGTTCTTTCTGACAGAGACGGATACCTGCGCCCGGATCAGCTATTCCGATATGTCTCATATTTACCATACCGGCGTGCCGGATGAGTTTGAGAAAACGGTTGAGAGCTTTTTTGCCCAGGCATATGCGCTGGACATGCTGCGGGTCGGTTTCAACGGTGTGTCGATTGCAAATACTACAAACCCGGAAATCAATAAAAAAGGCGAGGATGTCAATATTGGCTGGCATGCACTGGCGAAAGCCTACGGGAACGGAAAGCAAATCATCTCTGAGCCTGTCACTCTGGGAGAGACTGGCACCTGGAAAAATATTGATGCTCTGGCCAACCATCTGATTACAGAGCTTATTGCTGAGCAGTTTCGTGAAGATCCTCGTCTGGTTGTACTGGTTGGGGCAGAGCTGGCAGCACATCAACGCCTGAAGTTATTTAATGCCGCAGACCGCCCGTCTGATGTGAATGCGGCACAGATGGCTACAAGTTCTGTTGCTGGCCGCTTTGCGTTTATTCCCCCGTTTATGCCGGGTAAGCGTCTGGCAGTAACGACGCTGGATAATCTGCATATTTACACTCAGGCGATAACACGCTGGTTTCGTGCTGAGTTTGATGATGAAAGCAGTGAATACGTGCATTCCTACCTGCGCAATGAAGGTTATGCACTCGGTGAACCTGAACTGTACGCGGCTGTTGATGAGTGCACCCTGACGTTTGCGGATTGACTTAGCGACAGAAAGACCCGCTCAGAGGCGGGTCTCGTTTACAGCATCAGGAAAAATGAAGAACTATTTTTAAGCAGAGGCTTAAGCATGCCAGCGTTAATTAATCCAGGCAATGATCAGTTTTCGGTTATAAATTTCTTGCCTCACCAGGAATGCGCGGGATATAGTTTAAAGGTTGCCGCAAAATCGGCAGCCGGGCGTAGGAACCCGTGTTATCTGAAGGCGATACTACACGCGCTAGGCGTGTTTTTTTGTGTCGCAGCTTTGACTCACCTAAAATTTATGGTGTGGTGGCTGATTGTATTTTTTTATTTTTTACGCCACATCATCAGAATTATGGTAGTCCAGGCGGGGCAGCTTTCGGGCTGGCCGGTATCCTTCAGAGCCGGTATTCCTACCCCCGTCTGGGCTACCACCCATGAGCGTAGGAACTCCGGTGGTAGCGTTACCCGCTATCTGAAGGAGGTTGCCATTATGGCTACAGTCCCTGCTTTATCTCACCCTGAATTTACCTTTGTCTTTCTGGCTGTCCGCCGTACAGACCGTGATGCCCGTCCACGCCCTGTGCGTGTAATCGCAGAATGCGAGCATGCTGCACGCCTTAAACTTGCCACTGAATTTATCCTGAGCTTTGCTGCCCGTATCCCTGTGAAAAGAGCCGGGGAGGTGGTTGCATGAAATCCATGAATTTTAAGCAAGGCTGCATATTGAGTGAACAGGGGGAGAGTCGTCTGTTACGGGCGGCACTGGCCAGTGAGTTTCTTGCAGAGGTCTTGTCCGTGCCCACAGTGAATGGAGCGAGAACTGTTTCAGCGGAAGGCGCTGCGGCTTTAGTGGCCTGTATTGCCGAACAACTGGATGGCGTTGTTAAGGAAACCAGCACAATTAAGGGAGTGATGCGCGATGAATAATAATCAAAATTTAAAGGCGCATGCTTTACGAACAGCAGTCTTACGCTACTACATTGCTGATGCATTCATTTCCTTAATGGTGCGTGTTCATAATGAACCTGTTTATATTGAAGATGGCGAACGAATAGAACTCTCCCACGAAAAAGTGGTGAGTAATATTATTTACCATATTGAAATGCCGTGGGTGAATGAGTTTGGGGCTGATGCTGGTTGCATACTGGCCGCAGAGAAACTGGAAAAAATGCTTAAACCAGGCTTTATGTCAGAAAATATTCGCCTGTCAGTTTTTGGTGTCACAGAGATGCGTGAGGTTTACCGGGATATTATTTTCGGAGCACCTGATGGCGAACTACCCGAAGGTTTTGAATTTGTGAAGCCGGAAGGTCAGGAGGTGCTGCTGTGAAAACACCGTCTGTATCCACGATTTCCGGAGCTGCAATTGGGCGCTGGCCTTATATCCTGTCAGCATTAGGTATTAAAGTACCGTCCGCAGGACATCATGGGGCTTGCCCTGCCTGTGGTGGAAAAGATCGTTTTCGACTGGACGATAAAGCGGGGCGAGGGACGTGGTTTTGTAATCAGTGCGGTCATGGCGATGGTCTTGATCTGGTTCGTCTGGTGACAGGAAGAAAGATAAAAGAAGTCGCCGGGATGGTATCTGAGGCGCTTGCATTACCAGAAATACAGGAGAAGCCCGCATTGCCAGCCAGGAAAAAGGCCGCAGGAAAAGAAGCGGGCGCGGAGCGATATACCAGACTCAGACAGCAGTCCTGCAATGGTGAGCCGGTCTATCTGACAAATAAGAGCTTACACGGGTATTCACTTCCCTTGCTGTCACAGCCTTTGAATCTGGCCGGAATAACATTTTCCACCGGTTCATTACTGCTGCCTTTGACGGATATTTCCGGGAATATTACTGGTGGCCAGCTTATCAATCCTGACGGGGATAAAAGTCTGCTGCCCGGTAGCCAGCTGTCTGGCGCATTCATTGCCCTGACCGATATACCCGCTGAAACACCTGAACAGGTGATTATCACTGAGGGTTTTGCCACGGCGCTTACCGTCAGTCTGCTGACTGAAGGATGGATCGTGGCGGCTGTCGCTGCCACCAATTTACTGAAGGTGACGGAGCAGATCCGAAAACGCTGGCCGGAAACCCGGATCATTCTGGCCGGAGATAATGATCTGGCTGACGGCAAAGAAAACACCGGGCGTATTCAGGCAGAGAAAGCCGCCAAAGCGGTGGATGGCTGGGTAACGCTCCCTCCGGTACGCCATAAGGCTGACTGGGATGATTATCGGCAGGAAGTGGGGAAAGAACGGGCGAGAGATGCCTTTCGTGAAGAAATGACGCTGCATGGCAAAGGGCAGACCCGTTTACCAGAAGGGTTCCGGCTGACAAAAGAATATTTGTGGTACGACAAGCTGGTTAATAAGTCTGATGGTGATACAGAGATACGTAATATCAAAATTTGCAGTCCGTTGCGGGTGACGGCAATCACCAGTGATGCTGATGGAAGTAATTACGGGCGTTTGCTGGAATGGGAAGATACCAACGGAAACAGCCGTAAATGGGCAATGCCGATGGAGATGCTGGGCGGTAGCGGGGAAGAACTGCGCCGCGTTCTGCTGGTTAACGGGCTTTCTTACATCAACATTAACGGCATGGCCAGAGCATTCCTGATGGAATATATCTCGCTGTGTAAACCGGACAGAAAAGTAACCTGTGTGAATAAAACTGGCTGGCACGGCGGGGTTTACGTTCTCCAGGATGAAGTGATAGGGCGCGAAGCCCAGTCAGTCATCTTACAAACATCGAGTGTGCAGGGGCGTGATTTTCGTGTCAGCGGCACATCAGAGGGCTGGCGTGAAAATATAGGCCGTTATTGCATAAAGAATGCCCGTCTTGCCTTTGCGGTGAGTCTGGCATTTGCTGCCCCCCTTCTGAAACTGGTTGGTATCGGCGGTGGAGGTTATCACCTCAAAGGGGAATCCACAGACGGTAAAACCACGACGATGAAAGTGGCTGCATCAGTATGTGGTGGAACAGATTTCTGGCATACGTGGCGGGCGACGGGGAATGCCTTAGAAGGAACGGCGAGCCGCCGCAATGATGCCACGCTGATGCTGGATGAAATCCGGGAGGTTGACGGCAGGGAGGCGGGAAATATCGCTTATATGCTGGCTAACGGGCAGGGCAAAGCCAGAGCCAGAACAGATGGTTCGGTAAGGGAAACCAACCGCTGGAATCTGTTGTTTCTGTCTACCGGGGAACTGTCACTGGTAGAGCATGCGGCAAGCGCCGGGGAACGTACGTATGCCGGGGTTGAGGTCAGAATGATCCAGATCCCAAGCGATTCGGGCAAGTATGGCGTGTTTGAAGAACTTCATGGCTTCAGTAGCGGGAAAACCCTGGCTGAGCATCTTGAGCAGCACGTAGCGCATTATCATGGTGCACCATTCCGCGACTGGCTGTATTGCCTGACCGCTGATCTGCCGGAACTGACCAGTCAGGCGAAAGCCTTATTGAAAGAGTATACCCGAAGGCTGACGCCGGAAAATGCCGGGAATCAGGTTGGCCGGGCTGTTACCCGTTTTGCTCTGGTTGCGATGGCCGGGGAGCTGGCCACAAAAGCGGGCATCACAGGATGGCCGGAGGGAGAGGCCTTTCGTGCCGCTCAAAGCTGTCTGGCTGCATGGATGGCTGACCGGGGCCATACAGCTAATCAGGAAGATAAAGCGGCACTTGAACAGGTTCGGGACTTCATGACGCGTAATCAGTTCAGTCGGTTTGCTGACTGGAATGACGACAGGAACCGGCCTGTTTCAATGATGGGATTCAGAAAAGTCGATAAAGGAGACAACGTGACAGAGCCGGTTGTGACGTTCTACGTTCTCCCGTCAGGCTGGAAGGAGATCTGTAAGGGATTTGACTCGCGTAAGGTGGCCAGGTTGTGTGTGGACGCGGGCTGGCTGAAACCCGGTGAAGATGGCCGGACGCAAAACAGCATTCGCCTGCCAGAAATAGGGCTTAAACGTGTGTACCAGTTCAATACACAGGTACTGGGAAGCGCTGAACCTGAGTGATTATCGCGTGAGTCTTATTTTTATGAGGTAACACTGGTAACAGAGGTAACACCCGTTACTGATGCGGTTCTTCAGTGTTACCAGTCAAAAATACTGACTGGTAACAGAGGTAACAAAAAATGGTGTGTTACCACGCGTTACCTCTTGATTTTGCTAACTGGTAACAGATTAAATCCTTTTAAATCAATAGCGTTACACGTGTTACCAGTGTTACACGTTCAGAACAAGAGGTAGGGATCCAAATCCCTTCTTCTGGCGGGCAACAGTATAGGGCACAGAACGATGAAGATGATGAGAATGTACTGCCCCACATGTCAGGCAGTAGCACGGATAGGTAAAACAAACAGGAAACACCCACAACTGTACGATGTGTACTGCTATTGCTCTAATGTGGAGTGCGGTCACTCGTTTGTGATGAATGTTGCTTTCTCCCATTCCGTTAGTCCAAGCGCGCTGAACGGGCAGGGAAGGGTTAAAGAGCTGATTGATGCAATTCCACCCGAGGAACGGGAAAAGGCTTTAAAGTTGCTGCTGGCTGCGCAAAAGAATGGGTAAAGTATGCGTCGGGAATGGCCGATCTGTTCCCGGAACCTGAACACAGGATTTCAGTTTATACGGTCATAAAATTATTATTTTTCAACTGGTTATCTTCTTCATGTTTCACAAACCTTCATAAAATCACACACCTAAAATTAATTATCCATTTAATATCATAGAGTTGCGTATTCAGGCCATAGATTCGACGGACAGTAAAACTGAAAAAAAATGAATTTCTTTTCATTCTTTTCAGTTCCTGTATCGCAGTACATCTCGAGGACTGGCACGGACTGGCGGTATCGTTTGTAAAAAATCCAGGCTGAAAATTTTTAGTGATATGAAAACCGCAGGCGGGTGCGGTGTAGTGCCGTTTTGGTCTGTCGAGCGTATATTTTCCTTTTTCACGATTGCTGCATATCAAAACGAATGTGCAGATATCAGGCCGTGTCAAACCGTGAATCGTGGAGCCTAAATGCCCAAACTACGTTTGTAGACCTAGCTAGGGGAAGGTTTCCACATATACTGCTACCTATCTTCCAGTCGCTGGTGAGGATCAAGGTAAGCTAACTGGTGAACAAGAAAAGTACTTTCGTATCTTGCGTACTCGTTTTTTTTGATTAGTATGTACAGGTAGTAACTGGATGGTGAGAATTCGTCATAACTTATCAAATTGCATGATGTTTATAGAGTATGAGTAATGAGTCATAATAAAAAGGAATATGCTAAATTTTTCCGTCGCCCCATTTTTTCATCCTTAGCAAAAGGTAAGGATATTTCGGATTTATTTGGGAGTTTTGATTCTTACTGCTATGAAACACTGTTTTCAAACAATGATAATAATGAACATGAGATTTCACTAAGGGATTTATTTACATCATTATATGATTTTTTGCGTCTGAATTATAGAAATGAATATGTTTATAAGACAGCACTTGTCAATAAAATAATATTCGGTAAGCACAGCCCAAAAACAAGTTCGTCGTCCATAGAGTTACCAATTAAAAACTCTATAGTGGATGTTGCGGTGTTTAATGGTACGTCTACAGCTTACGAGATTAAGACAGAGTATGATTCACCAAAAAGGTTGATTACTCAAGCCCCTGATTATTTGGATGTTTTTGATAAAGTGTATATAGTTACACATCCAGAGTATGCAAGTAAATATTGTGCTTTAAATCTCCCCAGAGTGGGAGTTATGGTTTTGAATAAAAAAGATCAATTGAGTGTCATTAAGGAGGCAGATTCAAATATTGATTATATTAAAAGTGACAGCTTGTTTTCAGTTCTTAGAAAGGAAGAGTTCTTAGCTATAATAGAAGATTACACTTCAACTAAAATAAATATGCCTAACGGATTGGTTTATGAATATTGTAAAGAGATATTCATGCAGATGCCATTAAACATAGCAAATAAATACTTTATCTCTGCTATGAAAAAAAGATGTAACGATAAAGTTTTTTTGGATTATATTTATTCTCTTCCAGCATGTTTACGTGTTTTAGGTTATGCAACACCATTATCAAGAAAGCAAAAAGAATTCATCATGAATTTGATGGATGTAAAAATTAAAATTTGTTGATATCCTCAGGAGTTGTAAGTTATGTATAGCCCATATTTGTATGCGAGAAGTACAGAGTTATTATGCCTTAGGGACCTCGTTGCGAAGGGAGTTAGCCTAAATGGTCTGCTACCAATTTTAGAACCAATTAACGTCAATACGAGAAATTTATTAACATGTTTAAATGTTTGGAATTCTGACATAATTGTTATCCTTAATCCTTATCAGGAAGATTTTTCTTCACACAATAACGTCTTAACTTTAAATCAAAATTTATCAAGTGTATTAACAAATAAAAATAATATCATCTCTGGATATCTTATTCAGCCCAATACAACGATTAATGATATTAATAATTGGTTGAATGCTAACTTAAATAGACGAGTTGCACTTCTATATGATAATCCATCATTATCCAACTCTGATATTCAGTTGTTGGCGACAAATCAATTGATTAGTTATCATGTTGTTTTAAATAATAAAATGCTTCCTAATCAGTGCGCTCTTCTTCCTTTGTCGAAGTTAATTATTATTAGCGATAACTTTAGAAAGTTAGCAAAAAATGCTGATTATAATGGGCCGGAACTTTTCACGCACGCACATCAATTCGTGGGACAAAATTACTTAGGATTTGGCGATTATACAATTACTGGCCAGGTACTAGATCTTGGAGGTGGTCAACCTTCTGCTGTTGCCGCACATTTGGTGTTCAAGAATTTACAAGCGAATACAGTTTGGATTCGTCATTTTGTATCAAGCAACACGCAACGAGGAAGTTCAAATGTTACTGCAAAATTTTTAGATGTTTCAGATCAAATTACAAATCTTGTTCCCCAACATCCAACCCAGTTTGGCAGCAACATTGGTCTTAACTATTATTATTACAATAGTCAACCAACTGTAAGGCATTTCCCTGGGTTGCCAAAAAACAAACAGTATCAAATTACTCACCATATTTGTTTCATGCTGGATTTAATAGCAGGTCGTATTTAATAAGCTAGCGTACCATTCCATCATTACTTGTCGATCTTTAATATATTGCGCATGATTGTAAGTACCTCGAATAGAGTTCTTATCAACATGCGCAAGCTGCATTTCAATCCAGGCACTTTCAAACCCATGCTCATGCAAGATGGTGCTCATGGTATGCCTGAAACCGTGACCCGTTAACCGACCGTGATAACCCAGTAGTTTTATCACTTTGTTGATGCTGGCTTCGCTCATTGGTTTACTGACGTCATTCCGGCCAGGGAAAACGAGGCTGTAATTCCCTGTTATTTCTTGCAGCTTTTTCAGGATATTGATCGCCTGAGTTGATAACGGAACCAGATGGGGGCGGCGTTTCTTCATCCGTTCTTTGGGGATCTCCCATAAGGCATTATCTAAATCAAACTCAGCCCATTCCGCTGCACGTAGTTCAATTGTTCGCACGCCTGTTAGCATCAACAGCTGCGTGGCGTATTTGGTAACTAAACTGCCCTGATAGTTATCCAGAGCATTAACGAACTCGGGCAACTCGCTTTCAGTCAGGAACGGGAAGTGTTGGGTTTTAGGTTTGTTGAGTGCGATAGCTAAATCGGGTGCAAAATTATACTTTGCTCTACCAGTGGCAACAGCATAACGAAGCACTTCACCACAGCGGCGGCGGATCTTACTGGTTTGCTCTAGCGCACCTCTTTTCTCTATTTTTTGCAGGACGGTTAGCAGTTCTAATGGTTCAATCTGCTCAATTGGGCGCTGGCCGATAAAAGGAAAAATATCCTTTTCCATACAATTGAGAACCTCTTTTGCATAACCCTCTGACCAGGTGGCTTTTTTCGATGAGTGCCATTCTCTGGCCACAGACTCAAAGCTGTTCTCATGCGCGAACTGCAAAGCAATCTTATCTGCTTTTCTGGCTTCACTTGGGTTTATCCCGTTGGCTAACATCGAACGCGCTTCATCACGTTTGGTACGTGCCTGTGCCAACGACACATCGCCATATACGCCAAAGGAAATCATCTTAGGCTTACCTGCAAAGCGATAGCGAAAACGCCAGCCTTTACTGCCCGCTGTGTCGATCAGGAGTGATAGCCCCATACCATCGTTAAGCGTATAGGGTTTGTCCTTCGGTTTTGCTCTTTTTATTTGGATGTCAGATAGCAGCATGTGTATAGAAAAAAGATCGAACTCAGTTATACACAATGTTATACGCAAAGATGTATAGATTCCATTAGAAATAATGGTACTTTGCTGGACGAGTATAAGGAGATGATATCAGTTAAAACAGTGAGTTATGGAATTAATTGAACTTAGTGAGAAGTGTTCATGGTGTCCCCTGCAGACATCTACTTGAGGTTGCAGGGGATTGATTGGAATGATGTTTTTTAGATGTGAAAAATATTTTACCCGCTATTTTACCCATTGGCGCGGCTTAAGAGCTTATTTTTGAATTCACAATGGTCACGATATAACCATCTTGCTCGCCCGTGGATAACTTTGGCTTTTGGCAGGTCGCCGGACTTAATCCGGTCGTAGATGAAGGTTTTACCAAAGCCAGTATCAGCCATGATGAATTTCAAATCAACCAGTGAATCAGGCTGTAGTTCGTGTTGCATGAGTGCTATCTCCGAATAGGGAATCGAACCTGCAAATCAGGCAATAAAAAACCGCCATCAGGCGGCTTGGTGTTCTTTCAGTTCTTCAATTCGAATATTGGTTACATTGTTTTCATATATGAATAAATAAATTAGCTTTTTTCGTTGCCTTCGCGTTCTTTATTAATTTTGACAAAATCGTTTTTACCACGCTCTCCAAATGCGTCTTTAGAGTCGTTGTATCCGCAATCGCAGCACACATAATCATCAGACCATCCACGCATTGTTTTTTCTTTTGCAATATTTCCAGAACCGCATTTTGGACAAGACATATCACTACCTCCAAAGCATGAGAGAGATGACAACGTAACATTGATTGGAGATTAACAATAGATTGCTGATGTAAAAGATATGTATAAGCTTCGCTTTCAAAGTGGAGGCTCTGGTAGCGGCATCCAGTGAGTTACGTCATCCAAGATATTTCCTGATAAATACGTGAAAGCTCTATATTTTTTGTAATCAATTGGATTTACAACCCAGTTCCAATATGCGGCCACGATTTCACCTTGACTAAATGCCAGTAACATTTTGGTGTCTTCCGGCATTCGATCACTACAGCTTATCCAACCATCCGGAGTTACCGGAGAGTTGCCAGATAGCTCGTTCAACTTGTAAGTTTGGCTTACAGGTTCGGCACCATGAAGCATGGCGGCGCGGCAGGAGTTCCAGCCTCTCACCTCTGCAATAGCGGCAACAGCATCGACCGCGTACATTTTAAGAGGGTTAGGCATTGGTTTTTCTTCAGGTACTACTGGCACTGGAGGGGCGGCATAAACAGGAATAACGTCCGATTGATCTTTATTGCTTTCATCCGTCAAAGCCCAGAATAATTTTCCGGCCGGATGTTTGAAAATATAAGCAACTGGTTCTGCTTCCAGCGATGCCAGCGCCAACTTGAACGCCTGAAGCTCAATGGCACTGTTGGTATCCAGTCCAAACGGTAATTCATCACGATTGGCTTCGTATTCAGCGATAGTTTGCTTCAGCCATTCTTTGGTTAGTTCAGCCATATCCCTAATTCCCCTTGATGCTGACTTTGACGCCAGCCTTGCGAATCTCATCGGCGCATCTGTTCACGATACTCCGGTGAAACTCACAAAAAATTTTCGCCGACTGCGGCCCTAATGGGTGAACATCGTGCGCACGCGGCAGTACAACCTCCCGTGCTTCCAGTTCTGCTATGCGCTTCTCTGCGGCTTCCAACTTCTCGCGCATATCGTCAACGTACTCGACCAGAGAACCGCCAGCAGGAATTTCGCACTCCTCGACCAGTTGGAAGTAGATATCAGCTGCGGCCCGTGTGTTGCTATGCCTAGCGTCGCCCATCTCACCTTCACGAAGAGCATCGCGTTCGGCGGTAAGATTGGCTATTTTGCTGTCTTTGCCTTCCAGCTCAACGCGCAGCTTCCCTACCGTTAGCGCAATATCCTCGTTCTCCTGGTCACGGCGTTTTATGTATTGCTGGTTTCTTTCCAGCTCATCCAGTAGTGCCAGCACGGTTTCTGGTCCGGCCAGAAATTTGAAGGCGTTGAGCGCATCAATATCCACACCGTAATCTTTAAGTTCCTGTTCGCTTATCAGATCATCATCAACTGGCAACATTAACAGGCGTTCCATTGCCGGAATTGCACGTTCTGCCGCCTCACGCAGTGCCTGATAGTTAATTTTGGTCATATCACATCACCCTGAAGCCGTTGCATTTACGTAAAAAATCGCAGATATAGCCCTTCATTTTTTCGTGCCAATCTCGATCATTCCCATTGCACCAACCATCAGGTGGAGTCCAGTTTTCTATCAGAGCAGCCATTTTCTTTGCTTTCGCCGGAGTAGCTGTTGCGGTATCGCAGTAATGACGAGTGTCGATCAACGTATCCATACCATCGATATCAAGTACGCAAAACCATGTGTGATTCGGAATTCCTACAGGTGGTATTTGTTGCCCACGTCGGCGTTTATCAATGAGATATACACTCACTGGTTACCTCCTTTGCGAAGCTCTGCGGCGAACTCGTTAAGTGATATGTAGCAATCTCCAAATGTTAACGAACCGCTCGACTGCATATGCTCCATAGCCATCTCCACGCCCTGCGCCCGTACTTCAGCCAGGAAAGCATCGGTGGCTGGGGTTTCAGTAACATCATCTTCCCATTCGCTAAACTCCTCACGACAAAAGTCATTAAATTCCTTCTCAGATTGCTTAAGCGAGGTATTTTCAGCAGCCATCTTCGCGCATTTAGCCTCAAGGTTATCAATCGTGATTCCAGCAGAACGACACTCCCGCAACGCCGTTTCTAGTTTTGATTCAAGTTCACCGAACTTACGCACCAGATATTCAGCGTTTGTTTCGTTAACCTTTAAATCTCGGGGGATGCATTTACCTTTCAGAAAACCATCCATCTCAATTAGTGTCATTTGTTTCATTTCTTCCCACTCCGCCACATTGCATTCAGATATTTGTTTTGATTCACTGATGGAAAAGAATTTCTCTTAAGCAATTCCTCCCTCGATGGCATTGGCTTTACGCGTTGGCGAATAATCATTTCTGCCGGAAGAATGCCGGGGATTGTATGCAAGTCCTCTCATGATTTACTCTCCATGAACTGGTCAATAGCCATGCTAAGTGACATACCTAAAGTTTCGATATGCTGCTGAATATCCTGTAGCGTCTGCGCCTGAGATAACAGGATTTCACGGTTGCATAATTCTTTAACCAGATGCTCAAACTTGCTGTAATAACCGATACGGCTTAGTGTTTCTTTCCCCGCATTCTCACCTTCTTTGATAATTCCTCTTTCACTAAGAATCAGGTCGTGTTTGGTTCCGGTAATAACGTATTTTCCGAGGTCGATGTTTAGCTTCATTGTTTTCATTGTTAATTCCTCAGTCACTACTGATAGCGCCATAGCGTGAGCGGTAATTACGCAGGCGTGGGTCGATATATTCAGGGAAGTGGGTATATGTGGCTTTGCGGAATGGTCGGATTGATGTCTGGTAAATTCGCTCTCGTTCTTCTTTCTCTGCAAGCCATATGCAGTGGCGAAATTCCTTTTCCTCTTTCGTTTCCTGCGGTAGCGACATTATCAGGTCGTAGTTTTTTCTGAATTTATCCAGCACCTCCGATACGGAATTGCCGGAACAGCGGCGCGGGTCATCCGCACCATACTGAGGCGCTGGCATGATTTTCTCCTGATTAAATTGCGTGAATAGCGTGACGAGGGAAGGGGAGAGTTACTGGCTCCTCGTCTGGGTAGATAGGTTTGTTATGTTTGTGCCACTCGACATGACATGACTTGCAGAGCCACATCACATCGGTTGGTTTGCTGTAGTCGCAGTGGTGCGCCTGTGGTTTACATTCTGATCCGCAGCACTCACATTGTGGTGGTCGGATTAGCTTACCGTCGCGCAAAAAATTACCCACGATGATGTGGGCTTTTCTTTTCCATGGGTTGCTCTGAATGAACCGCTTTTTGGCTGCGTTACACCGTTCTCTGCCGCGTTCCGATGATTGATATTCTCTCCTTGCTGATACTCGATGTGGCAATCCCGCGCGCTCTTTGTCGTATTCAGCCAGGAAAGCCCGGCAAGCGGCAGTTAATCCATCTCTGGATGCTCTTCTGATTTGAAAGTCCCTTTCTTCCTTCTGTTGATGGCATCTTGAGCAGATTTTCATATTCAGCTCTTAGAACGGAATATCCGAATCGTCGAAGTTCATAGGTGGTTCGCTGTGATTTCCCTGCTGCTGAGATTGCTGTCTTTGTTGCTGACCGTTATTTCGCTGAGGTGAAGACTGTTCATTGCCTCCTTGCTTGCCACCAAGCATTTGCATGGTTCCACCAACGCCTACGATAACTTCGGTAGTGAACCGATCCTGTCCGCTTTGATCCTGCCATTTTCTTGTCCGCAATTTGCCTTCAAGATAAACCTCAGAGCCTTTTCGCAGATATTCGCTGGCAATTTCTGCCAGTTTCCCGCTCATTACCACGCGGTGCCACTCCGTCTGCTCCTTTTGCTCTCCAGTTTGCTTATCACGCCATTGTTCTGACGTAGCAACTGTAAGGTTTGCAAATGCCGTTCCTGATGGTGAATATCTGATTTCTGGATCATGCCCAAGGCGACCAATAATGATCACCTTATTTATCCCGCGAGAACTCATTTGCTCCACCTCTTTCCAGTTTTTATGTTGCTTATAATTGATTGAGATACACCCATGTCTTTTGCTATCTTGTACTGACTCTCTTTTTCAGAGAGTCTTTTCCTAATTTCTATAACCTGCCACTCTGTTAATTTTGCACCATGATGAGCATGACCTTTCTTGGCTCCACGATGCCTTCCTTTTGCTATCTTGTCGTCCATGTTTTCTTGCGCGCTACCTAAAAAGAGATGTTCAGGATTAACGCAGCATGGGTTATCGCATTTGTGGCAAACCATCTTCCCAGATGGAATGGGGGAGTGATAAAGCTCAAAAGCAACCCGATGAGAAAGCATTGTTACGCCAAAGGCTACAAATTTTGTGTATCCTCCTTTGTTTTTTGAATAGGTAGACTCCCAGCAACCTGTTGTTTCATTAACTTTGTAGCTGGACTCGAATCTTTTAATAATTCCGTCCAAGTGAGACATTTATGCCGCCTGTTTTAGTTCGTTAACTCTGATGTTCATTACCTGAACGCATTTAGCCTGCGCCTCCTCGTTGCCAGCCATTAATTGCCAGTCACGCTGATAACGCTCGATGAGTTTTTTCTTGTCAGTTTCTGTTGACGCATAATCGCTGAAGTCTTTCAGGATTTGTTCGCAGTCAACCGATGGATATTTCTGGTTGGTATTTTCTGGTGATGGTTTGTTATCTGATGCTGGGATTGCCCATCCCGGCAGCGATGGAGGGAGCCAGTAAAATCCTGTTCCATCCTTCAGTTTTGCCCTGTGCCATCCCTGCTTTTTATCGAGAGATGTTTGTGCGAAACCTTCCTCAAGGTTATACAGATACCGACCGATTCCCCATTGAACGGCAGCGCGCTTCATTGCACCGGAACGACCACCTTTTACGGCTTCTACCTGCGTGTTTTCAGCAGCATCCCATTTGGTTACCCATTCGGAATCAATCCTGATTGATATGCCGCATTCAACGCCGCCGTTGTTGGGAATATCGCGGTATTCATTGCGCCATCCTGCTTTGCCGCAAACATCGTCCAGGCGTTTCATGATTGCCCTGTTCGTGACATAAGCCAGCACCATAGCCCACACCTTTCCATCGCGTGTTTTACCGCTTTGCTGTATTCGCCATTCGATATCTTCAGGGCTGAATGGCTCATCGAATTTATTCAAATCCATAATTCACCTCAGAATGGACATGGCCCAAGGAAATAACGCTGATTTAATACTTCAGTCTTTGCCGCATTTAAAAATACGCGAACACCTTCACGATCTCCCTTCTGGCGATACATTAACGCCTGCTGCGTGTACATGCGTCTCTGTAACTTGCTCTCCTTCACTGTGGTTGCAAGTGACATGAATATCTCCTTCGTTACCGATTAATGCTTTCATCTGACGAATGAATTCCTCGTCTGACCAGTTATCTATAAAACTCATTTCCTGCGATACCACGGAAGGTTGATAGCTGATTTCATCGCTTTATTTGCTTCAAGCCACATTTTTGAATCACCAATAAATCTGGCTATTACTGCTTTGTTCTGTGCAGCACGAAGCATCTGGTGATTGATGGCTATTTCATTGCGCATAATAAGACCTCAACTCTTTTCCATCCGTCACGTAATTTACGGGTGATTCGTTCAAGTAAAGATTCATTTAGTTGGAAGGCACCCATGCGAGCGCCTCCCGCGATTGCGTAAATCATGGGTGGTTCCTTATGTTGGTTTTATTAGTAGGTTATTTTTGTTGCGAATACTTCGCCTTTTACGATGGCTGTTATGATATTTTTAGCAACATCTTCTGATGCGCCAACCTTGATAATGTCAGCAAGTATTTTGTTATTTACTTCTTTCCGGTGAGCTTTATCCTTTGCCCTACGCTCTTCTTCGTCCTTGATTCTTTTTTCTTCTGCTATTCTGGCTTGCTCTTTTGCTTCAGCCTCGCGCCGGATTCGTTCAGCCTCCTCCTGTGCTTTTCGGCGTTCTGCTTCAATTGCCGCCTGCTTTTCTCTTTCAGCTTGTTCTGCTGCCTCTTTTGCTTCGCGCTGTGCTCGTTGCTCGGCTTCAATGCGTTCACGCTCTGCACGTTCCGCTGCGGCCTTAGCTTCTGCTTCTCGCCTTGCTGCTGCTTCAATTTCGGCTTTTGCCTTTGCTTCGGCTTCTGCTCTGGCTTTTTCTTCAGCTTCTCTTTTTAAGCGTTCTTCATGCTCTCGCTTTTCCTGCTCCGCTTTGAGTCTTGCCTCTTCTCTTTGGCGGTCAAATTCGCGATCCATCAAAATCGCTATTTCATGGTCAGACTCAATTTGCTTTGCGAGAGCTTCAGCTGCTGCCTTAGCTTCTTCTTCGGCTTTAATCCGCGCCTGTTCTTCCTCATAATCAGTAAGAGGCTGGCGCGCCTTGGCTTTCAGTTCATCAAGGCGATCACGCACTGTCTTGCGGTTGGCATCAATTAGCTTTGGAATTTCCTTCAGTTCAGCAACAAGGTCTTTGCCAAGACCATCGAGATATGTTTTCGTCTGCGCAACTTTATACGCCAGAGAAGCGATCTCCTTTCTGCCCTTTGCCGTTGTGATATCAGGCACAAAGGACATAACTTCACGTTCAACCTTTTGAAGGATTTCTTCAATCTGGTCGGCAGACTGAAATACAGTCATTGCATTTGCTTTTTCAATAACAACTAAATCTGTTACTTCACTCATATATCCTCCATCAAAAAAATTGCCCTCACACTGGAGGGCAAAGAAGATTTCCAATAATCAGAACAAGTCGGCTCCTGTTTAGTTACGAGCGACATTGCTCCGTGTATTCACTCGTTGGAATGAATACACAGTGCAGTGTTTATTCTGTTATTTATGCCAAAAATAAAGGCCGACTATGCGGCCTAGTAGAATACCCAATTTTCTGTTTCTTGGTTGTGTCCAAAGTTATATTCAATATCTGGTGTTGATGTATCAATATTCTTCATCCCATCAACAAGAGTTGATACAACAGCCAAATCTTGTTTGATTCTCATTAAATGGTATTTCTTCCGGCGCAATAAACTCTCAATGGCAAGTTTCTTCGTTGGGAATGCAAAAGATCTTTCTGCATTTTTTGCTACTTTCTTAATTGCATATCTATTTCTCCTTTGTTTCCATTCCTGTAACCACTGATTTGGTGCTGGTTTAAAATTAACAATCCAATGCGCAGGAACCAACCATGCATAATGCTCTGTCTGATGAAAAGCTATATATTGAAGTGCGAATATTTTGATTCCATCTTCTTCAACTGTCGCCTGGAATCTCCAGAAAACAGGCATTCCATCATGTTCAGTTTCTGATTCGGGAAAAGGTACGCTCCATGATTTTGTCATATCTCACCTCAAATAAGTGGTTTGCTGCCTAATTTCATTTTCTGGCGACCAACACAAGTCACACCCATTTCACTGCGTGGCTTGCGGTAGTAAATACGATTCTGTTTACTCTCGACTTCTTCTGCTTTCTTACAGCGAAGGCTTCCGAGTGATGCTGCTTTATCTGCTCTGACGCAACCAGAGAGCTTTAGCGCAATTTTTCGCGCCAGTCGCTGTTCTTGCATTGCCTGTTCACGTTGAGCCTGTCTGCGTGCTCTGCGGCGATTTCTGGCGTTATCGTCAGCCAGATATGTAATGACTACTGTCATGTTGACCTCCGATGAAACAACTTTGGAATTTTTTTTATTACAAAGTGGTTTCCTTCCCCGCCAATTAGACGGGGATGGAAGAGCATTTATGAGCCTTTATGGACTCTGCTCGATCAGTTCTATTTAATTAATCTCTCAATTGAATGTAAGTATTCACATAAATCCTCCTACCTCTTGTGCAGCTTTCTTGAATATGGTGGCGGCTGCATAACGCCTATGGAATTGACTTTGGCGGTGACGCGCCGGGTGCTTATCTTCCGGTTGCCGTCGTGCAGCTGCACTTCACGTCACCCCAAAGCCAACTACTCTTTGGTTCCCGCATTTCGGCGGGACAATCCCATCAATGTTAAAGAGCCTGCCAATCTTTTCCGTTTGACTTCCAGCGTCCTGCTGATGGCTAAAGAATACTGTAGGTATTTTATTGTGTAAATACCCAAGGTATTTATTTTTGATGAAATAATGATAAACAAATGAATACAAAGGATATTTATTTTTTTCGGTGTCTGCTTGTTCAGTGCTTTTTATGCGGGATATGTGAAGTGGATCCCGATAGCTATTGCTGCCGGGATTATGGGTTAGTCAGCGAAGGTTAAGACGAGAATTACCTTAATGATGTCTGCTACAACAGACACGGCCATAGATAAACCAAAGACGATCCAAGCCATAGAGATGTCTTCACTACCATCGTATAGAGTTCCGTAATCACTGGTGTAAGGCGTAAATGTCGCGCCTTGATACAATAGGTATAAGCTTGATCCATAGAGGATAAATGCAGATATCCCTTGTATTGCTATGATCACTAGAATCATGAAACGAGCTGATCTATGCGCCCAAGCCTGGCTTATTTTTTCTGATAGAGATTTCGCAATAAAAGCATGCGCTAAGCCGTAAATTGTTGAGATTGCCAACATCCCCAAAAAGCTTGCTATAGCGGTTCCAACCATAAGCGCCCCCTTGCGTGATCAAACCAGTCTGAGTTTTGTCTCAATTGCAACGCCTATAATCTTGCAGTTTCCATTGATTGGCACGAGAGGCCATGCAGGATTAAGTCCCTTGAGGTATTTATTTCCGCCGTCGATTATCAGCTTCTTGAATGTTGCTTCGTTAGAGTCAGAAAGTTTTGCTATGACCAAGCTGCCGTTGATCGCCTCCCTTCCGGTATCGAAAAGAACGAATGTTCCCTCTGGAATACTTAACCCAACCGGTGCCGTCATTGAATCACCTTCCACTTTAAGCCAGAACGCATTACCTTGAATATGCGCGTCAGACTCAAGCCAAACATCTATGTCTTTAATGGTGTATGGTTCGCATGCTTCACACCACGAACCAGCCTGGATACTGCTTAACACCGGATACCTCTTTCCTGCTCTGTATTCCCCTGCATACCTTACGTTGGCATCGCTCTTAAGGCTTTCTGCCTGTTCTGCAACCTTGGCAGCAATTGACTGGCTAAAATCAGCAATTGAGACTTGCAACAAACGTGCAAAACCAGATGCGACCTCAACGTTTAGCGCGTTTCTGCCATTAAGATAATGCCCTACCGCTCCTTGGGTGATACCCAGTTCATCAGCGATTGAGTATTGGGTTATTCCCAATTCTTTCTTTTTTGACTCATACAAAGCCTTAAGCCGCTTAGCGTCTTCGAGCTGTTCTGTCGTCAGTGATTTTTTATTTTCCATAGCTTAATTCTAATAGCTAAGGTACTTAAACTAAAAATACCCTGAGTATTGATTGCTTTGAATACCTGTAGTATTCTTTATTCATGGTTAATAACGGAGAGTGCATATGATTCGAATGACACTTGCCGATTACGCCAAAATCCATGGACAGGCTAAAGCAGCCAGTGACTTTGGTGTAATCCAGTGCGCTATCAGCAAGGCCATTCTGGCAGGCCGTAACATTATGGTTACGGTAAAGCCTGATGGCAGTGTGATTGGAGAGGAAGTTCGTCCTTTCCCAAGCAACAAGAAAAACAAATAGTAACACCGCTCTTTAACAGTCATGGTCCTCATTCCCGCCGAAATGCGGGAATACAACGCGCATAAGTTGATGCGCATAACTCCTTATTAGTTAAGGAAATACTTACATATGGTTCGTGCAAACAAACGCAACGAGGCTCTAAGAATCGAGAGTGCGTTGCTTAACAAAATCGCAATGCTTGGAACTGAGAAGACAGCGGAAGCTGTGGGAGTTGATAAGTCGCAGATCAGCAGGTGGAAGAGGGACTGGATTCCAAAGTTCTCAATGCTGCTTGCTGTTCTTGAATGGGGTGTCGTTGACGACGACATGGCTCGATTGGCACGACAAGTTGCTTCGATTCTCACCAATAAAAAACGCCCGGCGGCAACCGAGCGTTCTGAACAAATCCAGATGGAATTCTGAGGTCATTACTGGATCAATCCACAGGAGTAATTATGACAAAACAACTCAGTCCTTACCAGGACAAAATTCACAAACACATACTACGTGATCGCTTCCTGTCCAGCTTCAAGCAGCCTGGTCGATTCCGGGCTGAGTTGGAAAAAGTGAAGCTGATGCAGAAGGAGAAAGGTCATGAGTAATCTTGCAACCGTAACACATTTAAGGCCTTCACAACGGCCTGTGGAGCGTCGTGTGGCAGAAGTTGAAGATGGTTATACCCGTCTTGCAAATGCCCTGTATGAAGAGCTTATCGGCGCAGATTTAACGAAAAATCAGAGCAAGGTTGCCCACGCCATATGCCGTAAAACATACGGCTACGGTAAAAAGATGGATCGCATCTCTGATAGTCAGTTAGCTCAAATTACCAGGCTGCCAAGACAGAAGGTAAACAAGGCCAAGAATGAGCTTATCGCGATGAAGGTTATCCTTCGCGAAGGCCAGCAAATCGGGCCTAACAAGAACATCGAGGAATGGCAAATCGAAGGGTGTCACTACTCTGGTGATAATGTCACTGCATTGGTGACAAAAAGTGTCACCAAAACGGTGACAGCGCTGTCACCAAAACAGGGACACACAAAAGAAACTATTACAAAAGAAAAAAGAAATAATAAAAACACTATGTCCGAAAGTGTTCGGACGGAGTGTGAAAAATCACCTGACCGTCACGAAGAAACCGACAAGGCATTCGAGGAAATATTCTGGTGTGCAGGCATGCGGAAAGCCGGGAAGAAAAACGCAGCTTCGGCATTCAGAACACAGTTCAGGGAATGGCGTAAAACTACCAGGGGTACGGCAAGCGAGTTTGCCACGATGCTGGCAGAAGACATCGCATGCAGGAATGGTAAGCAGTTCGGATTCGACAGGTTGTTACCATCGAGCTACCTGAACGGTCAGCGCTGGAACGACGAGAAGCCAGAAACTATTCAACCACAATCCAAACCATCATCCGCAATCACCGTATCGAAAACTGGCTACGTGTTTTTCGACAGGTGAACCATGAAATCAAAAATCAAATCGCTACTGGTCGCTGGTTATAACCACGGCTGGTTAAGTATTTCGTTTGTCGATTTCTGGTTTAAAAATCTCAATCTGAGGGAATCATGACGCCAAGTGAACTCAGTGACCTGCTTTGGGCGCAGGTTGACAGGGTGGCTCCGCACCTGTTGCCAAACGGCAAGAAAGAGGGGCATGAGTGGGTTGCCGGTAACGTCAACGGTGACAAGGGAAACAGCCTTAAGGTCAACCTTAGCGGCAAGAAAAAATGGGCTGATTTCGCTGAGGGAGACGGCGGTGACATGCTTGATTTGTGGATGGCATGTCGTGGAATTAACCTGCATCAGGCTATGCAGGAAGCGAAAGCCTTTCTCGGAATCAAGGATGACGATCACCATTTCGATGCCAAACGTGAGAAGAAATTCTCCAGACCTGATCGCAAGAAAATCGCCCGCTACGTTACCAGAACAGAATCCCATCTTGAGTACCTGCAATCGCGTGGCATATCGCCAGAAGTCGTAAAGCGCTACGAGGTTGTCAGCGGCAAGGTGTGGAATGGAGAGCGGGAACTGGATGCTCTGGTGATTCCGTACAAACGCGATGGTGAGTTGTTGCAGGTCAAGCGAATCAGCACTGAGCGCCCGGACGGGAAGAAAGTCATTATGGCAGAAGGTGATTGCGAACCTTGTCTGTTCGGATGGCAGGCTCTGGACGCTGGCGTGAGGGCGGTTGTACTTTGCGAAGGCGAAATTGATTGTATGAGCTATGCGCAATACGGCATCTCGGCGTTATCCGTGCCGTTTGGTGGCGGGAAAGGCGCTAAGCAGCAGTGGATTGAGTTTGAGTATCACAACCTCGACAGGTTTGAGGAAATATTCATCTCGATGGACGTTGATGATGTTGGTCGTGAAGCCGCAAGGGAAATCGCAAGCCGACTCGGTGAACATCGTTGCCGTCTTGTTACTCTGCCGTACAAAGACATCAACGAATGCCTGATGAACGGTGTTACCGAGGATGAAATCTGGCAGTACATCGGCACGGCATCCTACTTCGATCCTGAAGAACTCTACAGCGCGCGAGAGTTTTACCAGGACACTATCAACGCTTTCTACGGCAAGCAGCAGTATCTGTTTAATCCACCGTGGGAATCTCTGGCAGATAAATTCCAGTTCCGTGAGGCAGAGTTGACGCTGGTCAATGGTGTGAACGGTCACGGAAAAACGGAGGTTGTCGGGCATATGGCACTTGAGGCAATGCGTCAGGGTGTGAAGACGTGCATCGCGTCACTTGAGCTGAAGCCTGGTATTCTCCTTAAGCGCCTTACCCGTCAGGCGACGTGCTGCAAGATGCCGCCAGTGCTGGAAATTGACTCTGCATTTAAATTTTATGACGAAAGACTTTGGGTGTTTGGCCTGACCGGAACGGCGAAAGCCGACAGGCTGATCGAAATATTCGACTACGCTCGCCGCCGATACGGCATCCAGTTATTCATCATCGACAGCCTGATGAAATGTGGCATAGGCGACGATGACTATAACGGGCAGAAGGCGTTTGTTGACTCGATTTGCGATTTCAAAAACAAAACAAACTCCCACGTCATTCTCGTTACTCACTCGCGAAAAGGAGACAGCGAAGAAAAACCAACCGGGAAAATGGACGTAAAAGGCTCTGGAGCGATAACAGACCTGACAGACAACCTTTTCATCATCTGGCGTAACAAGGCTCGCGAGAGAGCGTTACAGAGAGTTCAGAGTGGTGAAAAGATGTCAGAGAAGGACGAACAGTTACTGGCATCTCCGGCATCTGTTTTGATGCTTGAAAAACAACGTAACGGCGAAGGTTGGGAAGGTGGTGTCCCGTTGTTCCTTGACGAGCAATCGCACCAGTTCCTGCAACTTGAATCAGGATCGCCATATAGCTACATCGCCAATATGCCGAAATCGGAATATGACGAGGCGTGGCGACAGGAAAACGTGACGGAGTATTAAATGACCATCTACATCACTGAGCTTGTAACAGGCCTGCTGGTAATCGCAGGCCTTTTTATTTGGGGGAGAGGGAAGTGTGGCTGACTGGCAAATTCCAATCATCATTCTTGCCGGAGCTTCGCTGGTTGCTGGCTTTATCCTGCTGAAAAAGCATAAAGACCGTGATCAAAAAGTCGAAGTTCTCTATGGGTATCCAGCGAACAGCACAACATGGCTGACCATTTACCACTACCGAAAATCAGGCCGCTGGGTATTCGAATGGGATGATCTGTTCGCTGAAAAGCGACCAAAGTCATGGGGAGACATCAGCGAATGCATGATGTTCGAAGAAAGAAAATCCGGCGCAACTCGAGAAGAGTTTAACGAAGCGTGGGCGCGATTAAGTGAGAGAGGGTATTTGTGAGCAAGTACGAAAAATTAGATCAAAACATTCTTTCAATGCTGAGTGAAAGACCAACACCTGTTTTTGATATCTGGCTTAAATGGCGGAGCAATGGAATGTATATCGAAACCATCGATCGCCGTATGCAATACCTGAGAAAGAAAGGGCTTGTTGCAAATGTGCGTGGGAAGGGTTGGGTGAAAATTAACCTGTCATAACGGGGATTGATATGGGCGAATCAAGAAAGCAGTTTGAGGAATACGTTGCCAAAAAATTGAGATTACCATTCGAGATGATAACCGAGGCAAGAAATGGTGATAGGTACTTCGCATTTTCAAGCATGGATATTCGTCACTCCTTAAATGAGTGGTGGACTTTATGGCAGGCATCGCGAGCAGCTATCGAGATTGAGCTGCAAAAGCCAAAGAAAGGCCCACTTCCCGGTGATTATCACATTGGCTATGACTCAGGTGCAGAATCGCAATACGAAAGCGATGTAGAGGCTATCCGCGCCGCTGGAATCAAAGTGAAGGAGTGAGTATGAGCGCATACGAAGAAATCATGTTAGCCCTGCGATTCTTTTTCGGTGTGGAAGAAGATGAAAACGTAAATGAGATTATCGGGCAAGACCATGACCCGATAGGGACTATTGCAGCTGCACTTGACGATTACAGGAGCGTAAATGGTGAGGAAACTAACGTTTGAACTAAGAAGCCCCATCCATCAGCAGAACGCCATTCAAGCTATCCAGCAAATTCTTCCAGACCCAACCAAACCAATCGTAGTAACCATTCAGGAACGCAACCGCAGCTTAGACCAAAACAGGAAGCTATGGGCCTGCTTAGGTGACGTCTCTCGTCAGGTTGAATGGCATGGTCGCTGGCTGGATGCAGAAAGCTGGAAGTGTGTGTTTACCGCAGCATTAAAGCAGCAGGACGTTGTTCCTAACCTTGCCGGGAATGGCTTTGTGGTAATAGGCCAGTCAACCAGCAGGATGCGTGTAAGCGAATTTGCGGAGCTATTAGAGCTTATACAGGCATTCGGTACAGAGCGTGGCGTTAAGTGGTCAGACGAAGCGAGACTGGCTCTGGAGTGGAAAGCGAGATGGGGAGATCGGGCTGCATGACTATCAAATCAAATACGCCAGCACACGACAAGGACTGCTGGCAAACGCCGCTTTGGCTTTTTGATGCACTGGATATTGAGTTTGGATTCTGGCTGGATTCGGCAGCGAGCGACAAAAATGCTTTATGCGCTCACTGGCTAACTGAGGCCGACGACGCGCTCAATTCTGAGTGGGTAAGCCACGGTGCAATCTGGAATAACCCACCGTACAGCAATATCAGGCCGTGGGTGGAAAAAGCCGCTGAGCAGTGCATACAACAGCGACAGACGGTAGTTATGCTTGTGCCAGAGGATATGTCAGTCGGATGGTTCAGCAAGGCTCTGGAGAGTGTCGACGAAGTTCGCATTATCACTGATGGACGGATTAATTTTATCGAACCATCGACAGGGCTGGAGAAGAAGGGAAACAGCAAAGGCTCCATGCTGCTGATTTGGCGACCGTTCATCAGTCCTCGACGGATGTTTACTACCGTATCCAAAGCGGCATTGATGGCAATCGGGCAGGGCGTCAGAAGGGCGGCATGAGGCGACAGCGACGAAGTTTCACCGACATCATCTGCGAAAACTGCAAATACCTTCCAACGAAACGCTCCAGAAATAAACGCAAGCCAATCCCGAAAGAATCTGACGTAAAAACCTTCAACTACACGGCTCACCTGTGGGATATCCGGTGGCTAAGACATCGTGCGAGGAAATGACAATGGATTATTCACAGTTAAGTGATTTTGAAATTAACGTGGCGGTATTCGAAGCCATTCATAACGGATCACCGGATTACAAAGAAGGTGAGAATGGCGATATGGTGTTTGTCTCATTTGAGGGAGACATTGTAAACGGAGACGCAGTTGAAGTAGAAGTTGAGCGCGGATCCTTTAACCCATGCGCAAACCCAGCAGACTCATGGCCGATTATTGAAAAATACAGGATTAGCATTATCAATCTCGATGAAGACGAGTGGGGTGCACGCGGTGTGGCCTACTGTAAATCTAAGCGAGCTATACATGAAAATCCCCTTCGCGCCGCCATGATTGTCTTTCTCATGATGCGGAGAATCCAATAATGCTTAGCCCATCCCAATCCCTTCAATACCAGAAAGAAAGCGTCGAGCGAGCTTTAACGTGCGCTAACTGCGGTCAGAAGCTGCATGTGCTGGAAGTTCACATGTGTGAGCACTGCTGCGCAGAACTGATGAGCGATCCGAATAGCTCAATGTACGAGGAAGAAGACGATGAGTGATTACCTGAAATGGTATCTCTGCCACCGCTGGTTAATTAAGTTTGCTGTAAAAGACTGGATGACAGCGGATGCCAACAAGCTTAAGCAAAGAAAGGACTATTACTACGCCAGAATGAAGGAAAACTACTGCTCAATTCGCACTCGCATATTTATTAAAAAAGACCTTCAGTCAATTCTTCAATTGCGAGGGAAGGTAAATGGCTAACCTACGCAAAGAAGCGCGCGGCAGAGAATGCCAGGTACGTATTTACGGCGTATGCAATGGTAATCCTGAAACTACAGTTCTGGCACATTACCGGATGGCTGGAATTTGCGGAACGGGAATGAAGCCTGACGACCTGATCGGCGCATGGGCTTGTAGCGCGTGTCACGATGAAATCGACCGACGCACCCATAATCTCGACAACAAAGACGCCAGACTTTACCACCTCGAAGGCGTGATCAGGACGCAGGCGATACTGCTGAAGGAGGGAAAGATTAAGCCATGAACGAATATCAGTTTGTGCTTCCATACCCGCCGTCGGTGAATACCTACTGGCGAAGACGAGGAAGCCAATACTACATCAGCGATAAAGGCCAGAAATACCGAAAAGACGTTCAGCAAATCATCCGCCAACTTAAGTTAGACATTTTCACCAAATCACGACTCCGCATCAAAGTAATCGCAGACGTTCCAGACTCCCGCCGCCGCGACCTCGATAACATCCTGAAAGGTTTACTCGACTCCCTTATCCACGCCGGATTTGCGGAAGACGACGAGCAATTCGATGACATTCGCGTAATTCGTGGTGTGAAAGTACCAGGCGGACGGCTTGGAATAAAAATCACCGAACTGGAGAACGTATGAACGCCACAATTCAAACGATACCAGAGCTTCTTATCCAGACACGAGGCAATCAGCCCGAAGTGGCGAGGATGCTTTCCTGCGCAAGAGGAACAGTGCTCAAGTACAACCGAGACAGCAAAGGTGAGCGTCACGTAATAGTTAACGGCGTCCTGATGGTCAAACAAGGCAAGAGGGGAAGACGATGAGCATAAGAGAACTAAACCTCACCAAAGAGCAGCACGAGTGGCTGAATGGCTGGCTTGAACTGTGGGGCGCATGGGTTTATTCAGGTCGTCTGGAAAAGCGCATGAGCAGCGTAATAGCGAAGTTCATGGAGAGCGTAGAGCCGGGAAGAGTTATGACAAGGCCAATGTGTAATGATGATGATGGAATGTTGATTTCTCAGGTCGTCGATTCCGTCATGTGCATTGACAAGAAAGCCTTTGGAATCCTCCTCAGCTACTACGCTCATGGTTCATCTAAGCGAGCAATTGCATCCTACTATCACGCGACTGCAAAGCCACGCAAGATGTGTGGACGTGGTGGCGAGGGATGGAGAAAGCCTTCACTGGCAACCTGTAGAAACGAAATTGACGACATCCTGAAAGCGTCGTTATTTGTTTTGTACCAACCAATGCAAAATGCTTTCAAAATGCGTAAACGTGTTGAGAAAGTTAAGCATGTTGCTGTTAAAAGCCTTGACATGCAATTAGCCATTTAGCCATAATTAGAGGGTAAGCTGCCGTTAGTGACTCTTAAGTTGCAACGGTGGCTTTTTTTATTTGGGTCAGTCGTATAAAGGTCATTACGGAAGGCTGTTAACCTTCTTATCGTGGTTCGAGTCCACGCTGTCCCGCCAAATATGCTGGTTTAGCTCCAATGGTAGAGCAGTCGCCTTGTAAGCGAATGGGTAGCGGTTCAAGTCCGTTAACCAGCACCATAACTGAGCCGTAGCCACTGGCTATCCTGAATTCATCAGTGATAGTTACGCTGCGGCCTTCTACACATGACCTCGTGAAAGCGGGTGGCATGAGGTTGCGCTAACAACCTCCTGCCGTTTTGCCCGTGCATATCGGTCACGAACAAATCTGATTACTAAACACAGTAGCCTGGATTTGTTCTATCAGTAATCGACCTTATTCCTAATTAAATAGAGCAAATCCCCTTATTGGGGGTAAGACATGAAGATGCCAGAAAAACATGACCTGTTAGCCGCCATTCTCGCGGCAAAGGAACAAGGCATCGGGGCAATCCTTGCGTTTGCAATGGCGTACCTTCGCGGCAGATATAATGGCGGTGCGTTTACAAAAACAGTAATCGACGCAACGATGTGCGCCATCATCGCCTGGTTCATTCGTGACCTTCTCGACTTCGCCGGACTAAGTAGCAATCTCGCTTATATAACGAGCGTGTTCATCGGCTACATCGGTACTGACTCGATTGGTTCGCTTATCAAACGCTTCGCTGCTAAAAAAGCCGGAGTAGAAGATGGTGGAAATCAATAATCAACGTAAGGCGTTCCTCGATATGCTGGCGTGGTCAGAGGGAACTGATAACGGACGACAGAAAACCAGAAATCATGGTTATGACGTCATTGTTGGCGGAGAGTTATTCACTGATTACTCCGATCACCCTCGCAAACTTGTCACGCTAAACCCAAAACTCAAATCAACAGCCGCCGGACGTTACCAGCTTCTTTCCCGTTGGTGGGATGCCTATCGTAAGCAGCTTGGCCTGAAAGACTTCTCTCCGAAAAGCCAGGACGCTGTGGCATTGCAGCAGATTAAAGAGCGTGGCGCTTTACCGATGATTGATCGCGGTGATATCCGTCAGGCAATCGACCGTTGCAGCAATATCTGGGCTTCACTGCCGGGTGCTGGTTATGGTCAGTTCGAGCATAAGGCTGACAACCTGATTGCAAAATTCAAAGAAGCAGGCGGAACGGTCAGAGAGATTGAGGTATGAGCAGAGTCACCGCGATTATCTCCGCTCTGGTTATCTGCATCATCGTCTGTCTGTCATGGGCTGTTAATCATTACCGGGATAACGCCATCGCCTACAAAGCCCAGCGCGACAAAGCCACATCCATCATCGCTGACATGCAGAAGCGTCAACGTGATGTAGCAGAACTTGACGCCAGATACACAAAGGAGCTTGCTGATGCTAACGCGACTATCGAAAGCCTCCGTGCTGATGTTTCTGCTGGGCGTAAGCGCCTGCAAGTCGCCGCCACCTGTGCAAAGTCAACGACCGGAGCCAGCAGCATGGGCGATGGAGAAATCCCAAGACTTACAGCAGATGCTGAACTCAATTATTACCGTCTCCGAAGTGGAATCGACAAGATAACCGCGCAGGTTAACTACCTGCAGGAGTACATCAGGACTCAGTGCCTGAAATAATTTTTTTGCAAATCACAAAGTCAATTTAATGAGCCTCGCGATGCGGGGCTTTTTGCAATAAATGCGTACCGCAACGCATGTTTTTTACACCGAACCTGCCCCTTTGGAATGGGCCTTTGAGGATACCAGTTAGTGCTGGCGAGCCTCGGTGGGCTGGTTTCCTGTGCGGCAAAGGTTCATTTCAAAGAGTAGGTACACGCTATGAAATCATTAACCCTCTTCAATCAACCAATTCGTATCGGTGAAGATGGCATGATCTGCCTCACTGATATGTGGAAAGCCAGTGGTAAAAGTGAATCTGAATCGCCTTACCACTACCTGCGAAACAAGCAGACCAAAGAGTTCTTAGCCGAGCTGGAGAAAAACCACGAATCTGTGGTTTTTACTGAGCGCGGTGTACACGGTGGAACATATGGCGGGAAGTTTGTTGCTTACGATTATGCGGCTTGGTTAAACCCCGGGTTCAAGTACGCGGCCTATAAAGTTCTCGATGACTACTTCACCGGAGAACTTCAGCATCGCAACAGCTTAAGTGCGCAGCTCAACATGAAATGTCATGAGTTTGACCAGAAGAAAGACATGGCGAGCTTCTGCGGACAAGGGCTGGCAGCATGGCGCTATACGAAGCCAGTGTTGGTCGCTGAGATTAACTCCCTGGCTAACCAGCTGCAGATTACGATCCCCGGGCTTCCGGGATGAGTGATCGTGTTATTGAATGCGCCTCCAGAGCGGGGCGCGACTTCTCAGAGTTCATGAAAGGCGAGAAGGGCATGATGGAAGCATTGGCCTCGGTGGATGAGTTTGGCGAGCAGCTGCGCCTCAACGGCTGTGTCAATCATCACTTTGTTAGCTACATGATGCGGAACTCGATCATGCAGGCATTCATGGACATGGCAAAAGCCGAGAGGAAAGAAGAGCGCCGGCGTAAGCGAGCGGAAGCAAAAGCAAAAGTGAAGTAGCCATTACAAAGCCCATCTACGGGTGGGCTTGATAATGAAACCGGAGTTAATTTCTGGTCACTAATTAACGGCAGTACAGCGAAACAACCCAAGCCAGTAAGTGGGGAAATAACACTGGCAGCCACTGAAAGATGAACCTCCTGCCTGATGGCAAAAAAGATTCTTTGTGGTGGCGGACTGATGGAAAGACATCGGTTATTGCAGAGACCATTCAATGAGTGGTCTCGACAATGGCTTATACCCTACACGGGATAACTTAACTGATATCCCTTTTAACGGATAAACGGAGCCAACAATGGCAGAGATTATTCCCATGACTGAAGAACAGAAATTCCAGTTAGAGATTTACAAACTGGTCATGAACCAGAACGCAGCCGCAGAGGAAGCATTTCAGTTCATTGGTACTGACGAGCTGAAGCTTGAGCTATTCAAAATTCACTTCCAGTCAGGCGGCGCTAATTCAGATATCACGACCCGCACTATCGAAGCGGTACGTAAATCGAAGGAAGCGTTAGACCTGTTCACTACCGGAGCATAAACATGGCGCGCCCAACAAAGTATCAAGAGGCGTATGCCGAACAGGCACGCAAACTGTGCTTGCTGGGCTACACCGATGCAGAACTTGCTGATTTCTTTGAAGTCAGTGAGTCAACTATTAACAAGTGGAAGCTTGATTATCCTAAGTTTTCGGAGTCCATAAAAAAGGGTAAGGCCGTCGCTGATGCAGAAGTTAGTGACCGTCTTTATCAACGCGCTATGGGCTTTGTGGCTCCAGACATCGATATTCGTGTTATTGAAAACAGAATTGTCGAAACTCCGCTTGAGAAGTATTACCCGCCTGATACAACCGCCGCCATCTTCTGGCTTAAGAACCGACAGAAGGATAAATGGCGCGACAAGGTTGATCACGAGCTAACAGGCAAAGACGGCGGCGCAATTCAGATTGAAACATCACCGATGAGTACTCTATTCGGAAAATGACCTCGATTAATCCTATCTTTGAACCGTTCATTGAGGCGCATCGCTACAAAGTCGCCAAAGGCGGTCGAGGTAGCGGTAAATCATGGGCAATTGCGAGGCTGCTTGTTGAGGCGGCACGTCGGCAGCCTGTGCGTATTCTTTGCGCTCGTGAACTGCAAAACAGTATCAGCGATTCTGTAATCCGGTTGCTTGAAGATACCATCGAGCGTGAAGGGTATTCGGCTGAGTTTGAAATTCAGCGTTCAATGATTCGTCATCTCGGAACGAATGCTGAATTCATGTTCTACGGCATCAAAAACAACCCGACGAAGATTAAATCGCTCGAAGGCATTGATATCTGCTGGGTGGAAGAAGCGGAAGCGGTAACGAAGGAATCATGGGATATCCTGATTCCAACCATCCGTAAGCCGTTCTCTGAAATATGGGTGAGCTTTAACCCGAAGAACATCCTCGACGATACCTATCAGCGATTCGTCGTAAATCCTCCTGATGATATTTGTCTGCTGACGGTGAACTACACCGACAACCCGCACTTTCCTGAAGTTCTCCGTCTGGAGATGGAAGAGTGCAAACGCAGAAATCCGACACTGTATCGTCACATCTGGCTGGGTGAGCCGGTAAGCGCAAGTGATATGGCAATCATCAAACGTGAATGGCTTGAAGCTGCAACCGATGCGCACAAGAAACTCGGATGGAAAGCGAAAGGCGCTGTTGTTTCTGCACATGACCCGTCAGATACAGGGCCAGATGCTAAAGGTTACGCATCGCGCCACGGTTCGGTAGTTAAGCGCATTGCCGAAGGTCTGCTGATGGACATCAACGATGGTGCTGACTGGGCTACTTCGCTGGCGATTGAAGACGGCGCTGACCACTACCTGTGGGATGGTGATGGTGTTGGTGCCGGGCTACGCAGACAGACAACGGAAGCGTTCTCCGGCAAGAAAATCACCGCCACGATGTTCAAGGGCAGCGAATCGCCATTCGATGAAGATGCACCGTATCAGGCCGGAGCATGGGCCGATGAAGTCGTACAGGGCGACAACGTTCGCACTATTGGCGATGTATTCCGCAATAAGCGAGCGCAATTCTATTACGCGCTGGCTGACAGGCTGTATCTGACATATCGGGCGGTTGTTCATGGTGAGTATGCAGACCCCGACGACATGCTGAGTTTCGACAAAGAAGCGATAGGCGAGAAGATGCTGGAGAAGCTGTTTGCAGAACTGACGCAGATTCAGCGCAAATTCAATAACAACGGGAAGCTGGAGCTAATGACTAAGGTCGAAATGAAGCAGAAGCTCGGTATTCCATCTCCTAACCTGGCTGATGCGCTGATGATGTGTATGCATTGCCCGGAGTCGGCTGCGCAACCCGACTATTCCAGTTACTCAATTCCTTGTGGTGTAGGTTGATATGGCAGAAAAAAAGATGGCTGACTGGCATCGCAAGGTGCTGTGCAACTTTGATAATGCCTGGTCAGCAACGCAGGATATGCGTGAGCAGATTATTGAGGCTCAACGTTTCGTCAGGGTGTCCGGCGCACAGTGGGAAGGTAGCACAAACGCTGGTTACTCGTTTGATGAGGGCAGGTTTGAGCATTATCCGCGCTTTGAACTGAATAAGATTGCCCGTGAATGTGATCGCATCATTGGCGAGTATCGACAGAATCGCATCAGCGTTAAATTCAGGCCGAAGGACGATAAGGCATCGGAAGCGTTAGCCGAAAAGATGAACGGCAAATTCCGCGCTGACTATCAGGAAACATCCGGTGGCGAAGCGTGTGATAACGCATTTGATGATGCTGTAACGGGCGGATTCGGTTGTTTCCGCATGTGTGCCGATTACGAAGATGAAATGGATCCGAGTAACGAGCAGCGACGCATCAGCCTTCTTCCTGTTTACGACCCAGCGACATGCGTCTTCTTCGATCAGGACAGCAAGCAATATGACCGCTCTGATGCTATGTGGGCTATGGAAATGTTCTCCATGACGCCTAAAGCGTTCGAGGCTGAATACCCTGATTCCATCGCGGCAAGCCTTCCTCGTGATGACACTGGCACTCAATATGACTGGTCAACGCCTGATGCCATCTATGTTGGACGCTACTACGAAGTTCGCATAGAGAAGGTGAAGCTCACGGCGTGGCGCAATCCTGTCAGCGGAGAAACGGCAATCTATGATGAAGAGCAAATCAAAGATATTGTCGACGAGCTGACCGATGGTGCATTCGAACTGATTGGCGAGCGGACAGTGAAGAAACGCAGAGTTTATTGCGGTCTTCTGTCTGGCGCTGAATGGCTGGAAGAACCGAAGCGTATTCCGGGTGAACATATTCCTCTCATCCCGGTATATGGGCGTCGCTCATTTGTTGATAATCAGGAGCGAATCGAAGGCCACGCAGCAAAAGCGATGGATGCACAGCGTCTTGAGAACCTGATGGTTTCCATGATTGCAGATAACGCTACTCAGGCTGGCGGTGATGGCATTCCTATCGTGGATGTTGATTTCATTCCCGGCCCATTAATGAATCACTGGGCAGAGAGGAATAAGAAAAGACCTGCAGTTCTTCCCATGACCAGCAAGAAGGACAAAAACGGAACGGTCATTTCAGAGGCTCAGGTTGCTGGCTGGACACCTCCGACACAAATGCCTCCTGCTCTTGCCGGGCTATTGCAGTACACCGGAACGGCTATTCAGCAAATTACAGGTGCGTCGCAGCTTGAGAACATGCCGAGCAACGTCGCTACCGATACCGTTGATAGCATCTTTAACCGGATGGACACGCAGTCCTATATCTACATGGACAACATGGCTAAATCCATGCGCCGTGCTGGCGTCGTGTGGCTTTCTATGGCTCGTGAAGTCTATGGCAGTGATACGCCGATGCGTATCGTTAATGAGGACGGCAGCGATGACGTGGCGCTAATGACTGGTGAAGTGGTTGACCGTCAGACAGGGCAGGTTATCGCGCTTAACGACCTTTCGCAGGGTAACTATGAAGTGACTGTCGATGTTGGTCAGTCGTTCGCTACTCGCCGTGATGCAACGGTTAAGTCGTTACTTTCCATGCTGGCACTTATCCCGCCCGGAACGCCGAAACACGACCTTGTATCGTCGATGATCCTCGACAATATGGACGGCGAAGGGATGGACGACCTTAAAGAATACAACCGCAATCAGTTGCTTCTGTCTGGAGTTATCAAGCCGAGAACGCCAGAAGAACAGCAGATGGTTGAACAGGCGAAACAACAACAGGCCAGTCAGCCAGATCCGGCTATGGTTGCAGCGCAAGGTCAGCTTCTTGCTGGTCAGGCTGAATTGCAGAAAGCGCAGAACGAACAGGCAGCCATTCAGGTTAAAGCATTCCAGGCACAGACTGATGCTCAGGTTGCAGCGGCAAATGTTGTGAAAATACTCGCATCTGCCGATAGTCAGCAGAAATCTGATATCCGTGAGGCGCTGAAACTGCTCGGACAGTTCCAGCAACAGCAAGGAGACAATGCCCGTGCTGATGCAGAGCTTGTCCTGAAAAGTCAGGCACAGGGCCATGCGCTGCGCATGGACATCAGCAGCATCCTGCAAAAATCAACTCAGCAACAACCACAGCAGTAATTAACCCATAACGTGCAATGGCTGTCTTTATGAGGCCTGGCACCCTATTGCCTTCCGATGGGCTGAACATCGAGTAAACAGGGGTAACAAATGGACCAGATGGCAGAAAACACACCAGAAGTTGAAATCGAAACCGATACATCAGAGCAGATTCCTGATGATGTCGAACTGGCTGAAGAAGTCGAAACAGAAGATGGCAGTGAGTCCTCTGGCAATGATGCAGAGGAAGCTACTGAAACTGATGACGACGAATCAGAACAGGAATTCTACTTTGGTGACGAAAAGCTGGATTCGCCAACCAGCGAAGATAGCGCAGAGCATGGACTGGTAAAACACCTGCGCAAGACGATTAAAGAGAAAGACCGCGAGCTGAAAGAGCTGATGCGTCAGTCTCAGAAACCCGTCGAGCAGCAGCCGGTAATCACTCAACCACCGCGAATGCCAAAACTGGATGATGAGGACATCGGTTTCGATGAAGAAATCTATCAGCAACGCATGGCTAAGTGGGCAGAGGATAACGGCAAGTACCAGCAACAGGAGATGGCTCGCAAGCAGAAGGAGCAGGAGCTTCAGGCTGCCTATCAAGAGCGATTATCCAAATATCAGCAACGTGTTAAGGCTCTCAAAGTTCCTGGCTATCAGGAAGCTGAGCAGGCCGTACTCGAGGAAATCCCCATCGAGACACAAAACGCGATCCTGTTTGAGTCAGAGAAGCCGGAAATCGTTGTTCTGGCACTCGGTCGCAACGCTGAACTGCGCAAGCAACTGGCAGAAGCTACCAACCCCGTAGCAATTGGTCGTCTGCTGGAACGTATCGAATCGAAGGCCAGAATCATGCCAAAAGCAAAAACCACGGCAGCCACAACCCCGACAGTTAAGGGGAGCAACGGCGCAGTAATCAACAACCTCGACAAACTGAAAGCCAAGGCGCTGGAAACTGGTGACTGGACGCCGTATTTCGCCGCTAAAAAGGCAAAAAAATAACCTATCGGAGCATTAAGCATGGCTAACCAATTAGCAAAAGACCTTGAAATCATGTTCGAAAACTACGTTGAAGGCTTTGAGGCCGCCTGCGTAGTTTCCCGTAACGCTAAAAAATTCCGTCCCGGTGATACAGCAATGCAGCGAGCAGGTGATGTTCTGTATCGTCCGCAGCATTACCACATGAACATTGAGGAAGGCCTCGATCTCAGCAGCAAAACGCCAACAGCACTGGTTCAGCGCCTTGTTCCTTCTGTGTTCAAGGAGCCGAAAAACATTCTGTACACTCTGGATGCGCGTGAAATGCGTGACCCGGAACATAAAACTGAAGCTGGTCGAGCCGCAGGCATGCGCCTTGCTGCACAGATTGACTCTGACCTGATTTCCATGGTCACGCAGCGTGCTACTAACGTGGTCGCAATTCCTGCCTCAGAAAATGGCTCACGGGGCCTTGCCTTGTGGAATGGTGCGGCAGATATTGATGCCACCATGACGGCGATTGGTGTACCTCAGGGGATCAACCGTCGCTCTTTCTGGAACCCCTTCAACTACAAAGACCTTGCTGGCGAGCTTGGTCACCGTGCCTACGCTCAGGGCGCAACCCTGACAGCATACGAAAAAGCGCAGATCCCTCCGGTTGCTTCCTTTGATAGCTACAAGACCGATATTTCTGGTCGATTACCGAAAGGAAGCACTGAATCCTTGACAGTATCAGGCCAACCTGAACACAAGGTTGAAGCGAAAGATTCAAATGGTATGCCAGTTGATAACCGACAGGGGACTATTACGGTATCTGCATCTGGCTTGCAGGTTGGTGATGCGTTCACCATTGCCGGTGTGAATTCCGTACACCAGATCACAAAAGATACCACCGGGCAACCGCAGGTATTCCGTGTTCTGGCTGTTAGCGGAACTACCGTAACAATCTCTCCAAAGATTCTCCCTGTTGAAAATGCCGATGTTGCGAGTCGTCCATATGCAAACGTCGATGCCAAACCGGCAGCATCAGCAGCAATCACCATTCTCAACAAGAACGCAGCACCTGCGAACCTGTTCTGGGCTGATGGTTCTGTTGAGCTGATGTACGGCAAACTGGCGTTCCCGACTGGTCAGGGCCCACAGGTAATGACAGCAACCACCGAGCAGGGCGCTACGCTGATCATGTCTTACGCCTTCGATCACATCAAAGGCGTAACCACTGCTCGTTTCACCACTCTGTACGGTTGCTCTGTACTTGTTCCTGAATATACGGGCATCGTTATTGCCGGGCAGTAATTTTGGTGGGGCTTCGGCCCCATTTTTATTGGGAGAAGACAATGGCACGAACAATGCTCTATAAGCCGGGCAACATGATCACCTGTGGTCAGTTTGCTGTCGATTACATCATTGTTGATGACGAAGAAGTTAAATCTCACCTGAAAAAAGGCTGGGTAAAAACTCCTGAAGAAACCGCAACGAAGCATAAAGTGGCTAAGGCGGAAGAAGATGGCGAAAACGAAGGGTGATCTCGTTCTTAAGGCTTTACGAAAAGCCGGGCTGTATTCCAATGCCACGTTGACAGATGCTGACCCTCAGGCAATTGAAGATGCCATTAATGACCTCGAAGACATGATGGCAGCATGGCAGGCTAAAGGTATCGAGCTTGGATATCAGTTTGCTGATACAGAAAACGGCATCATGCCGTTACCTGACGATGATTCAGGTATCCCTGCATGGGCAAATGATGGCGTCGCTTTGAAACTCGCTGTGCAAGTGTGCATGGATAACGTCATTCAGCCGTCAGACGCTCTCCTTACCGCTGCTGACAGTGCATATCAGACAATCTGCATCGCTTTAACCAAAATACCACCACTTGAGCGGCGAAATGACATGCCTCGCGGTAGTGGTAACAAAAGCGCGTTTACGTGGAATCGGTTTTACATCGAGAAAGATGATCCGAGTACGTGAGGTGAATAAATGCCGATTCAGCAACTTCCGCTTATGAAAGGTGTCGGCAAAGACTTTCGAAACGCCGACTATATCGACTATCTGCCAGTGAATATGCTGGCTACACCCAAAGAAATCCTCAACAGCAGCGGATATCTTCGATCATTCCCGGGCATTGCCAAACGCTCTGATGTGAACGGTGTATCGCGCGGCGTCGAGTACAACATGGCGCAGAATGCTGTTTATCGCGTGTGTGGTGGCAAGCTGTACAAAGGAGAAAGCGAAGTCGGTAATGTTGCCGGAAGTGGTCGCGTATCAATGGCGCATGGTCGAACATCACAGGCGGTAGGCGTTAATGGTCAACTGGTCGAGTATCGCTATGATGGTACGGTTAAAACCGTCTCAAACTGGCCTACAGACAGCGGATTCACTCAGTATGAGTTAGGTTCTGTTCGTGACATTACGCGCTTACGTGGGCGTTATGCGTGGTCAAAAGACGGCTCTGATTCATGGTTTATCACTGACCTTGAAGACGAATCGCATCCTGACCGTTACAGCGCACAATATCGCGCAGAATCGCAGCCGGACGGTATCCTCGGCATCGGAACATGGCGAGACTTCATCGTCTGCTTTGGTTCATCGACTATTGAATATTTCTCCCTGACTGGCGCAACCACCGTTGGTGCTGCTTTGTATGTCGCGCAGCCATCACTGATGGTGCAAAAAGGCATCGCCGGGACTTACTGCAAAACGCCGTTTGCTGATTCTTATGCGTTCATCAGCAATCCGGCAACAGGTGCACCGTCTGTATATATCATCGGCTCCGGCCAGGTGTCACCAATCGCCAGCGCGAGCATTGAGAAAATTCTCCGCTCCTACACGGCTGATGAACTGGCTGATGGTGTGATGGAATCGCTGCGGTTTGATTCTCATGAGCTGCTGATTATCCACCTTCCGCGCCATGTACTCGTGTACGACGCATCTTCAAGTGCCAATGGTCCGCAATGGTGTGTGCTGAAAACAGGCCTGTATGACGATGTGTACCGCGCTATCGATTTCATTTACGAAGGCAATCAGATAACGTGCGGCGATAAGCTGGAATCGGTTACCGGCAAATTGCAGTTCGATATCAGCAGCCAGTACGACAAGCAACAGGAACACCTGTTGTTTACTCCGTTGTTCAAAGCAGATAACGCCAGAGTTTTCGACCTTGAAGTTGAATCTTCAACTGGCGTTGCGCAGTACGCTGACCGCCTGTTCCTATCGGCAACCACTGACGGCATCAATTACGGACGTGAGCAGATGATTGAGCAGAATGAACCGTTCGTTTACGACAAACGCGTTTTGTGGAAGCGTGTCGGGCGCATCAGGAAAAACATTGGCTTCAAATTGCGCGTTATCACGAAGTCACCTGTCACTCTGTCTGGCTGCCAGATAAGGATCGAGTAATGGCGGATTCGAATCTCAATGTGCCGGTAATCGTCCAGGCTACGCGGCTCGATACATCAGTTCTTCCACGCAATATCTTCTCGCAGTCATATCTGCTGTACGTTATCGCACAGGGTACTGATGTTGGTAACGTGGCGAACAAGGCCAACGAAGCAGGGCAGGGCGCTTATGATGCACAGGTCAGGAACGATGAGCAGGATGTCACCCTTGCAGACCATGAATCCAGAATTGAAGCTGCTGAAGCAACTCTCATCAATCATGAACATAGAATTGCAGCAGCGGAAAGCACTCTTGCAGATCATGAAACAAGGATTACGGCTGCTGAAACAGAGCTGGCTGATCACGAGACGAGAATTGCTGCCAATGAATCTGAGTTAGCAAAACATGATGCGCGCATAACTCAGAATACAACCGATATCGACGCACTTGATACCAGGCTCACAGCGGCAGAGGGAAGTATTTCGACGCTACAAAGCACAGTTGGTGATCACTCAACAAGAATATCTGCGCTTGAGTATGCCACCACGCGCAAGAAATCAGAGGTTGTTTACTCAGGAGTATCGGTAACCATTCCAACAGCGCCGACCAACCTTGTTAGCCTGCTGAAAACGCTCACGCCGTCATCCGGGACGTTGGCACCATTCTTCGATACTGATAACAACAAGATGGTTGTTTTCAACGAGAACAAAACCCTGTTCTTCAAGCTGTCGATTGTCGGGACGTGGCCCAGCGGAACCGCAAACAGGTCAATGCAGCTAACCTTTTCCGGATCTGTTCCTGACACACTGGTAAGCAGTCGCAACTCGGCGACAACAACCGATAACATCCTGTTAGCTACGTTCTTCAGCGTGGATAAAGACGGCTTTCTTGCCACAAATGGCAGTACGTTAACCATCCAGTCAAATGGGGCGGCGTTTACTGCCACAACCATCAAGATAATCGCGGAGCAGTGATGATTCAGTTCAAACCAACGCGAAACATCGACCTGATCGAAGCAGTCGGAAATCACCATGACATTATTGCCGGGAGCAACAACGGTGATGGATACGACTACAAGCCTGAATGCCGTTACTTTGAGGTTAACGTGCACGGTCAGTTTGGCGGCATTGTTTACTATCAGGAGATTCAGCCGCTTACATTCGATTGCCACGCCATGTACCTGCCAGAGGTTCGTGGATTCAGCAAGGAAATCGGGCTGGCGTTCTGGCGATACATTTTGACCAACACCACCGTTCAGTGCGTCACATCATTTGCTGCACGCAAATTCCGCCACGGTCAGATGTACTGCGCAATGATTGGCCTTAAGCGTGTAGGAACCATCAAGAAATACTTCAAAGGCGTGGATGACGTGACTTTTTACAGCGCAACACGCGAAGAACTAATCGACTTCCTGAATCACGGGAGATAGCCATGTTATATGCATTTAAGCTGGGCAGAAAACTGCGCGGCGAGGAACCTTATTGCCCTGAAAAAGGCGGGAAAGGTGGCAGTTCTGATAAAAGTGCAAAGTATGCCGCAGAAGCTCAGAAGTATGCCGCAGACCTGCAAAATCAACAGTGGCAGACGATCATGAAAAACCTTGCTCCGTTCACGCCGCTTGCGGAGCAGTATGTTAACCAGCTTCAGAATCTTTCCAGTTTAGAAGGACAGGGGCAGGCACTTAATCAGTATTACAACTCTCAGCAGTATAAAGACCTTGCAGGTCAGGCGCGTTACCAGAGTCTTGCTGCTGCGGAGGCGACGGGAGGACTTGGCTCGACAGCCACAAGCAATCAACTGGCCACGATTGCCCCGACTCTCGGTCAGTCGTGGTTGTCGAACCAGATGAGCAACTACAACAATCTGGCAAACATTGGCCTTGGTGCGCTGCAAGGTCAGGCGAACGCCGGGCAGACATACGCCAACAACATGAGCAGCATTGCGCAGCAAAGCGCAACTCTTGCCGCTGCTAACGCCAACAAACCATCAGGCCTTCAGACAGCAATTAGTGGCGGAGCTTCAGGAGCTATGACTGGCGCTGCTCTTGGCTCTATTGTTCCAGGACTTGGTACTGGATTAGGTGCGGCAATTGGCGGCGGACTTGGCCTGCTTGGATCGTTGTTTTAAGGGGTAATCATGGCTACTTGGCAAGGATCAAATGGCGGATTGTTGGCTGGTATCGGCGGCGTCAACTCAAACGCTCCGAGCGTAAATGACATCGGCAATACGCTTCAGCTTATCAGGCAGAACAATGATATTGAGCGTTCAGGCGCTAACAATGTTGGGCTGACTGCTTTGCAAGGCATTTCAGGTATTGCGGGGGTGTTTCAGCAGGAGAAGCAGGCTCAGCGGAAGAAAGAATTCCAGCAGGCGTACGCTAATGCTTATGCGTCTGGTGATCGCGGTGCTTTGCGTCAGTTGGCTACTCAATATCCAGACCAGATTGAATCCGTTCGTAAAGGCATGGGATTCATTGATGAAGACCAGCGTAATTCTATCGGCACCTTAGCGGCTGGCGCACGCCTTGCGTCATCGTCTCCAGAAGCAATGCAATCATGGCTGCAAAACAACGCCAAGGAACTGACTCGCGTCGGTGTTGACCCTAACAGCGTTGCTCAGATGTATCAGCAGAATCCTTCAGGATTTGGTGAGTTTGTTGATCACCTTGGGATGGCTGCGCTTGGTCCGATTGATTACTTCAATGTTCAGGACAAGATGGCTGGTCGTGAAATTGACCGAGGCAGACTGGCAGAGACAATCCGCAGCAATCAGGCCGGAGAAGCACTAACAGCTCGAGGTCAGGACATCCAGATACGTGGACAGAACATCAGCGCACAGAATGCTGCTCTTTCCCGCGAAATACAAAGAGCAGAATTACAAGAAAAGGCTCTGGACAGACAAATAGCCAGAGAAAGCAATCAGTTAAAGCTTGAAGAGCTAAAACAGAAACAGGCAGATGTTCGGCAAAAGGCTGACATAGCCCGCGCTGACAGGCAGGCCGCTGCTCAGGGTGCAGTTGATACGTTCAGCACCGCGCTTGATTCTCTCAACGAGATAGAGCAAAGCCCCGGCCTTTCAAAAGCAGTAGGAATTCGCTCAGCGTTTCCGACAGTTCCTGGCTCTGATGCGGCTAACTTTGAAGCAAGGCTCGACACCTTTAAAGCTCAAACATTCCTTCCTATGGTGCAGTCCCTGAAGGGTATGGGCGCTCTTTCAGATGCTGAGGGTAAAAAATTATCCGATGCGGTTGGTGCCCTAAGCCCCAAAATGAGTGAAAAGGCTTTTCGTGACTCTATCGGAAAGATTAGAAATCAGCTTGAAAGCAAGTTGAGCACTGTTAAAAAACAGTTTGATTATCAGGAGCCGGTGCAGAATATTCCAGGGCAACAATCTACTACTGGCAGTAACTTTTCTTCACTATGGGGTGATTAATGGCTAAAGCATGGAAAGATGTTATCGCCTCTCCACAGTACCAGGCGTTAGCACCAGAACAAAAAGCGCAGGCTCAGGAGCAATACTTCAATGAAGTCGTGGCCCCGCAAGCCGGAGAAAATGCAGAGCAGGCTAAGCAAGCTTTCTATGCTGCCTATCCATTGCCATCTGTGCAGCAAGTGGAGACACAGCAACCAGTAGCACAGCAACAACCACAGCAAAGTGGACTTATGTCTGATCTTGGCGAAGCAGTAAAAGAGACTGGTCGCGGACTGGTGCAGGCTGGCGTGAACGTGGCAAACATACCTGCATCAGTTGCCGATGCTGTAACAAGTGCGGCTGCATGGGCTGGCGGTAAACTCGGCATTGGCGATGGTACATATCAACCAGCGCCACGAGTAACAACGCAGGGATTAGAGCATGACTTTGGCCTTCAGCAAGGCGCGCTGACTCCACAAACGACAGAGGGCAGGGTGTTTGCTGAAGCATTGCCTTACCTCACTCCTGCTGGCGTTGAGAGAGCGGCAACACAGGCACCAACACTTGCTGGTCGAATTGCTCAGGGGGCAACTCGCCTTCTCGCAGAAAACGCAGTTGGATCACTTGCTGCAAATAGTGCGAAAGATGATGCGGAAGCACTCGCCACCGATTTAGGTGTTGGTGTGCTGGCTGGCGGTGCTATTAACGCTGCCGGACGTGGATTAGGTGCTGCTTATCGTGGCGTTCGTGGTTCTATTGCGCCAGAAGCGCAGCAGGCTATCAGATTTGCAGAGCGTGAAGGAGTTCCTCTGCACACCACAGACCTGTTACAACCAACTTCCCGCGTCGGAAAAATGGCGCAGACTACAGCAGAAAATATCCCTCTGGCTGGCACAAGCGGAATGAGAGCAACGCAACAGGAAGCGAGAAGCCAGTTGGTGCAGAGATTTGCTGATAAATTTGGTGAGTATGATCCAGCGGTTGTTATTGACAGCCTTAAAGCGAAAACATCAGGAATTCGTCGTGCCGCCGGTAATCGACTGGAGCAGGTTCAGAATGCTATGGCTGGAGTAAACATTCAGCCTGCGCGAGCAATTCAGCAGATTGATACTGAGATATCTAATCTGCAGAAGCTTGGTAAGGTAGCTGATAACGAGACAATTTCAAAACTTCAGTCATATCGTGATGAGCTTGTTCGCAATGCTGGTCCTGATGGTCCGGTAAATCTGGATTTGAAGCAATTAAGCGACCTGCGCAGCCAGTTCAGAATGGACGTGAAGGGTGAGCGCCCAGTGTTACCAAACCGTTCCGATGCTGCCATTCAGCGCGTTTACAAGGCAATGACTGACGATATCAATGGTGCCATTGGTCAGAATCTTGGCAACGATACTCTCCGTAAATATCAGCAGGCCAATGCCGTCTACGCTGACGAAGCGGCGAAACTAAAGAATACCAGGCTGAAGAATGTTCTCATGAAAGGCGACCTGACGCCGGAAGTTGTCAACAACATGCTATTCAGCAAGAACAAATCGGAAATTAAGACGCTGTATAACTCAGTTGGTCGTGTTGGCAGGGCGCAAATGCGCAATGGCATCATTGGAAAGGCGATGGAGAAATCTGGCGGATCCCCTGACCAGTTCCTTCGGCAGCTTAACATCCTGCAAAACCAGACTGGCATCACATTTAAGGGGCAGGACGCTGCTTATCTGAAAGGATTAAAAAACTATCTGCAATCCACGCAGCAGGCTGCAAAAGCGGCAGTAACAACACCCACAGGGCAGCAAACTATCCCGTTCATTATTGGGTATGGGACGGCAATGAATCCGGCGACAACTGGCGCAGCAGTAAGCTACGGACTTCTTACTCGCGCCTATGAGAGCGAACCATTCAGAAATGCAATGCTCCGAATGGCAAACACCCCACGCGGATCAACAGCGTTTGAGAAAGCCATGCAGCAGGCACAAAAGGCAATTAACGCTCTGACGCAGGGGGCTAAGTCTGATGCGTTGTCAGAATAGCTTTGCAAACACCAGGAAAGTGCAAAAACCAAATATGTAGAACGCGAGGTTTATCGTATCCCTCTGCATAGGCGATACCTTTGCTGATTGTTATCTGATGTTACTGCTACTGTTGCATGTGACTGTATTTCCAAACCCTGAATTGCAGTTTGTGTAAGTGTCAACGCGTGTTGGATAGGGTTGAGTTATAACAGGCTGTCTCGCTTTTTGCTCGATCGCTTGCATTGTGTTTACAGCCTGATAATTCAATAAAGCCTGCTGGAATGCTTGGCTTTGCGCTATTTGTTGGGCTTGTTCTTGGCTTTGTAATTGAACATAAAGATTCTGAAGCTCAAGTCTTGCCTGTGCGTCACTTATCTTGCCTTCATCGACACTTTGCCCGAGCATCTTTGCAGCAAGGACATACAGCTTAGGTGTTGGTGCTGATGCCATGCGTGAGTCGTTCTTCACACTGGCATCAAGGCAATTAGCCATATCGCTAAGCTTTGGATAGCGTTGTTCGCAACTTGCCTGATAGTCGCTAACCTTTGCACACCCTGCCAGCAGAAGCGGGATAATTAACAGTGATTTTTTCATATGAATAACTCTCCTTATCTTTGCCATCATGGCACTGTTGGGTGTAAATGAGTTATTAACTCAATCGACAATATCTTCACGAAAATACTTTTTATTATTAAGATCTTTCTGATTCTAACAAAACGGAAAGTAATATGAAGAGGATTATCGGCGTCGTTGCTGGCGCTATATTGTTATCTGGGTGCGCAACTATTGTTGGTGACGAAACACAGCTTGTGCAAGTGAACAGCAATCCTTCCGGTGCGAGCTTTAAGGTAAAAGACGAATCAGGCGTGATTGTTGCGCAAGGTAAGACCCCGCAAGGAGTAACTCTTGCCAAGTCAGATGGTAGTTATTTTGGCAAAAAGAGCTACCAGATCACTATGGAGAAGGATGGGTACGAACCAGTTACCCTGCCAATCAAAGCCAATGCTAATGGTTGGTATATTGGTGGGAACCTTGTGTTTGGTGGGTTAATTGGTTGGCTTGCTGTAGATCCATTTAATGGTGGGATGTATACCTTGAAGCCAAAAGAGGCAAACGCATCTCTTATACCATCAACAAAGCAAGACTAATAAATAGGACCCACCTTCAGGTGGGTTTTTTGTACAAATCCTTCAGCGTATCAAACACCATCTTCTTAACAAGCTCTGATTGCTCATCAGCGATGCGTTCCGCATCGTCTCGATAGCCTGAAATTTTGGATGGCCTTGATACAGCATCAGTCACTATCTGAACTAATTCTGAATTAAGAGAGCGGCCATTGGATTTGGCTCGCTGTTTTAGTTTTTCCTTTAATTCGTAAGGTAGCCGCAGATTAAATTGCGGGTCATCTCTTCCCATTCTTGATGCCTCGCTCTTGTGAGTGGATCGGCATCTTATTATCTGCTGGTTGCATCCTCAATAAGACCACGGTGGTCGTATTTTTTGATTAATAATGAATCGCTGCGGCCATTCCTTGTATCTGGAGCAAATTAAATGACAGACATTACAGCCAATGTTGTAGTGAGCATGCCTTCGCAACTCTTTACTATGGCCCGCTCTTTTAAAGCCGTAGCTAATGGCAAAATTTATATCGGTAAAATTGACACTGACCCAGTAAATCCAGAAAACCAGATTCAGGTTTATGTGGAGAACGAAGACGGCTCTCACGTTCCTGTTTCTCAACCAATCATCATTAACGCTGCTGGTTACCCGGTATATAACGGACAGATTGCCAAGTTCGTAACTGTGCAAGGCCATTCTATGGCTGTTTATGATGCATATGGGGCGCAGCAGTTCAATTTTCCTAATGTGTTGAAGTACGACCCGGATCAGTTTAAATTACTTATTGGCGGTACAGATGGTAGTAAATATATCGGTTTCGGCGCTTCAACGGTTTACGATGCAATCAGGAAAACACCTCAATACTATGGAGCTAAAGCAGATGGATTGACATCAGATTCTGATGCCATTAATGCCGCAGCATTAGCTGCTTTTAATAATGGTGGCGGGGAAATATTTTACCCTCCAGGTGTTTATTTAATAGATTCTCCTATCATTCTTTATACAGGCGTTCATCATAAAGGCTCTGGAAAGAGAGCAACATTTCTGTATGTTAAAAAAGGTAGTAATACAGATGTATTTAAAACACATGGCTTTGGCGTTGTGGAAAATCTGTCTGATGCGCCATATGGATTTAGCATAAAAGATATGACCATTGATGGTAATTATCTTGACTTGCAAAGAGATACAAACTCATGGAGAACTTGCGACACTGTTAACAATGATTATGGAACTGCCATTAAAATATTCGGCAGCATGTACCACATTGACGTTGAGATTAATAATGTTGCAGAACATGCTCTCTATTCAGAGGGGTATGGATCATTTCATGATAATCAGGAACACGCCTCTGAAGTGAGGATAACGGGAAGAATTTCAGGGAGAGAGGGGGTTGTGTTCAGGGGGCCAGGTGATATTAACCTAGATTATATTGTTTTTGGCCTGTGTGGACTTCCTCCTTACAGCGCAAGATTAACAGCAACAAGCCAACAAAGCCTTCTTTATCCCGGAGAACCATGTCATGGAATTGTTCTTGATAATCAGTCTCCTTATACAGGACATGTCGATATAAATTACATCCATGTATATGCTGTGTATTATGGCTATGGATTTAAGACGCTGGGTGTTAACCGATTCAATGCGAGGCACGTGTGTGTTGACAATAGTTTAGGTGGTTACTGGTTTACCAACGGGGCACATGGTGTTGTTGCCATCGCAGAAGCCAGGGCGTGCGGAAGAATGCCAGATAACTACACTGGCGATTCAATTTCTCCTCTCCGCGACATGCTTCTGGATAACGGTACAATCTGGACACTTAACATCAATATAAAAGCACAAAGATATTCACCTTCAATTGATGATGATGGGTATCAGATAGCTATATCAGGCAACAACAATGTAGTTACAATAAACCAAATCGGTCAGTTGCAGAGTGACAATGCCCCTATTAAAGCCTCGCTTCTTTCTGTTACTGGTGACAATAACAATGTTACTTTTACATCCAAGAGGATAAAAGGAAATTTATGTTACTTATCCGGCGGTGGTAATAATATAAGAGGTTCGTGTGATAATTTGTTTTCGGGTTCTGCTCTTATTCGCGATGCAGTAAATTCAACAACAATTTGTTTTGCGAACAGCGTAGATATAACTGCGAAGGGGCTTTCTTCTGATTGCACTGGATTTAACAGCATTGGCACATGTGCATCAGAGAATATAAGATTAATCACTTCAGGCGCAAATGGTTATAATAGGTTTTTAGGTGATAGAATGGCAGCCCTTAACAGGACGTGTACGTGGACGATTATGGCAACAGTTGGAAACTCAATAAATGGGAAATCAACTGACGATTATATTGAGTGGAATATGCCAAACCCAACAGGTAGCGAATCTAACGAGGTTGATATTGAGCATAATTTTCTGTATGCCCCAACACCAAACCAGATTGCTGTGTTGGGGTTTAGACAACCTGCTGGTTCTGCAGAAGGTGCAACTTTAAGTCCAATAGAAATTATCGGAACTCCAAGTGAGTCTTCTTTCAGAATTAGATACCATTGGTCAGGCCCTTTATCTTCTGGCTCTGCTCCAATTGTAATGTTCAGGATTAGATAGAATTAATTGATATTTTAAAAAATTAAATTATTAGTTGATAAATTGTATGCGCAAGGCCTGTAACTTGAGTGCCAGGCCTTGCATGTTTTCATTGATTTTTAAGATGGTTCACTCCACCTTTTCATCAAGCCAGTCCGCCCACCATTGCATCATTTCTCTGCGCTTATCGAGATACTGAGCATGGTTGTAAATTCCACGTACAGATCCGCCGTTGACATGTGCCAGTTGCACTTCAATGGCGTCGGCAGGCCATTCGTGCTCGTTCATAATCGTGCTGAATTCATGCCTGAATCCGTGACCGCTTTCCAGACCTTCATAGCCGATTTGTTTGATCACAAGTAGCACCGCGTTCTCGCAGATTGGCTTCTTCTTATCGTTGCGCCCGGAAAAAACAAACTCTGATACTGGTTTAGTGATTGAGCTTAGTGTAGTGAGAAGTTCAACCACCTGGTCTGACATCGGGACAACATGAATTTTGCGTCCCTTCATCACACTGGCGTCGATGGTGATAATCCTGTTTTCAAAATCGACGTTCTTCCATAGCATGGAACGAAGCTCTTTTGTTCTTAGGGCTGTGTAGCGTAAAACTTTGGTCGCAATGAGCGATACGATACTTCCTGAAAATGTTGCAAGTGCTTTGTTGAATGCCGGGATCTGGTCGGCAGGTAAAAATGGGAAGTTCTTCTTGCGGTATCCCTTCATGGCGTCAGCAAGGTCAGGTGCCGGGTTATATTTAGCCCTACCAGTGACAATAGCGTAACGGAAAACCTCGCCGCATCTTCTGCGGGCTTTGTTGGCTCGCTCCATTGCACCGCGATCTTCAAATCTGCGGATTACTTCCAGCAGTTGCATCGGCTCAATATCCTGAATTTCAAGGCCGCCGATGATAGGTAAAATGTCGTCATCAAACATTTTTGCAAGTTCAGTCGCATACCCTACTGACCAGACTTGCTTCTTGTGCTCGTACCATTCCTTGTAAATCGCACTAAAGGAATTGTTGTTAGACGAAGCCTTTTTCGCTTTTACCGGATCGATGCCAACCGAGATGTCTTTCCTCGCGGTCCATGCTTTATCTCTTGCCTCCTGCAAAGTCATTAGCGGATATTTTCCTACGGTCAGGATTTTCTCCTTACCGTCAATCTTGTAGCGAAGCTGCCATACCTTTTTCCCTGACACAGGGACATAAAGGTACAGGCCATTACCATCGAGTAGGCGGTATGGTTTTTCTTTCGGCTTTGCTGCTTCAATCTGCTTAACGGTGAGCAT